CGCTGAGGAAGCCCCTTTATATCCCGTCGCTGAGGAAGCCCCGCAATTTCCCGTCGCCGAGGAAGCCCCGTAATCTCCCGTCGCTGAGGAAGCCCCTTTATATCCCGTCGCTGAGGAAGCCCCGTAATATCCCGTCGCTGAGGAAGCCCCGTAATTTCCCGTCGCTGAGGAAGCCCCGTAATCTCCCGTCGCTGAGGAAGCCCCGTAATATCCCGTCGCTGAGGAAGCCCCCTTGTAACCTGTTGCTGAGGACGCTCCGCAGTCAGACTCACTGTCCGCCTCTTTCTTTGTTCGGCTTGACGTATATTCGATAGCTGCCTTAACAAGTCCTGCTATATTCAGCTTTGCGCCTATTTTAATCTTGGTCGATGCAAGCTTCGCGCCATCATCCTTGCGACTGATTTCTCCGTCCTGTTCAACTTCGTGGAATATGCTCTCACTCGGAGCATAATAACTAAAACAGTCTAACGGATACTCGCACGCATGGAATCCTGTTTCACACACTTCTGCCTTATCGGTTTCGTACTCTTTGCCCTCTTCGTACCGAAATCCTCGGCAAGTCATATCCTTTTTAAACCCTTTGTATGCTTTGATTGCCATTTCATTCTCCTCTCCCTAAAAACTTATTAACAAAATAAACTTGTCCTTTGCCTGTTCTGATTCTTTTCTCAATTTCTTTCGTAAATGCCTCATCGCTTTTACTCAAATATTTGTATGCGGTATTCCTTGACATCTTTACCTCTTTGCACCATTCAGAAATATTCAACTTCACGCCAAATATTTCTAAATATCTTGTTTTTCTTTGATGCTTTCTATTGAAAGTTCTGCTCACCCACCTGCAATTCTCAGGGTAATATCCCTTTTCATTATCAATTCTGTCAATTTCCAATCCGTCCGCATATCCATTTGACATTGCCCAATTATGAAATTTCTCAAAAGTCAGCCATTCATCACATATCTTTATGCCTCTTGCTCCGTAGTTCTTATATGATACAGCATTAGGGTTATAGCATCTTGACTTCATTCCATTCCAAATTGTAAATGTTCGAGGTTTCCCACCTGCGGTAAGTCCATGTTGTTTTAGCTCTTTTGCATGAATATCTCTAGCATAACAACCACACGATTTAGATTTCCCTTGAATTAGCTTCCCGCTTGCAACGATATGTTCATTTCCGCAATCACACTTACATAGCCACAAAATATTTCCATATTTATTTTTTCCGGCTGGTTTTATGGCTATCTGCCTGCCAAATCTACAATTAGTTAAATCCCTCATTTTTCTTGCTTCCTAGAAATTTGTTTATAAAATAAATTTGAGCCTTTCCGGTAGCTTTAGGAGTTCTCGTTGTAACATTGCAACCATTTCCGTCAATATGTGTGCTTTCTTTGATTTCAAACAGCCCTAATTCAAGAGATTTCTGCGTTGGCATATTCCAATCAGCACCTTTTCTCTTAATAAGATAGCCGTTATCTCTTAACCACTGAAACAATCGCTTCTGTCCTATCTGATAGCCGTTCTGGCATATCAGTTTCGCCAAGTCTCCGACAAGAATTGAAGTCTTACTCGTAGCCACAGCATCAGCGAAAATCTCTTTCGGCTTCATTCTCTCGTTAGCTTCGATAAGCCTTATGTTATTCTCTTTCAAACTATCTATTGTCTGATTAGCAATCTTTAATGCTCTTGCCATTACCTGCTCTGGCGTGTTCCAAGCCTTTTCAACGTCTATAAGGTATTGCCTGCAAGCCTTACCTTTATCCGTTCTGCTCATAAGGCAGATGTGCTTTGCCATATCGACAGACAAGTTATAGTCCTGAATTTCCTTTTCTCCGCCGTACTGATTGCTCTGTACCTTTAGGTACGCACCTGTAAAATCTTCTCCCTCAACGAACCCTTGAGAATTTGTCTCGAACCAAGCACTAAATCTTTTCTCAACTCCAAGGGCTTCATGTAGTTCTCTAGCTGATACAATCTGTGCATCAGCGTCAACTTTGATTAACTCGTTCATTCTTCTCCTTTCTTGTGTTATAATCTCCTTATCATTCAATAAGGAGGTGACTTGCTTTGCCAGTTGAACAAATTGTGTCTGCTTATGCTACCGCTAAGATTTGCGGTTATAACGGCTCTTTAGATGATTTCAAGAAACTGTACGTCCAATACTATTCGGAAATCATAAACTCCCTGCCAGCTGAAAAACCGCAATCAGCAAAAATTGAAGCGGCAATCAACCCTTTCCGTAGGTAGACTTGCTTCTAAAAGCTTCAATCACTGGCGTAATGGCGGTGAGAACTTTGATAGACAGCTCAATGTTAGTTTCTTCAATCTTCTTACCGCCATTTATAATGTCCTGATAATCGTCAATGACATCCATTGCTATGTGCTGTGCAAGTTCGTCAATCCCGATGTATCGGTCATCATCTTTCTTGACTATCACAGCTTTTCCAGTACTGTCTACAATACTGTATCTCTGCTTATCCATTCTTACTCCTTTCTACAAAAAGTTAAACCTTTTGAACTTCAAGCGTAAAAAAATAATCCTGTATGTCCTCTTCTGCTAACCCTAACAGCTTTATTGCAGACAGTATTTCTGTCTGTTTCCAAGGTCTTTTGCCTGTCATCTTAAAAGACAATGTTCTCTCCGAACAGCCCAAAGCCTTAGCGAAATCAGACTGGCTACCATATTTTTCCACAATGCGTCCTCTTAGCTTGCTGTAATTAAAAGCCATTCTCTTTGCCTCTCCTTTCTCGTTTTTAAGTTCAATGTTTTGAACTGATTGTATAATACCACCACTTTGCACATATGTCAACAGAAAGTTCAACATTTTTTACTTTTTAAGTTTTATGTATTGAACTTTCGTTCAAATAGTGTTATATTGTTATACGAAAGGAGGAAAACCAAAGTGAAAGAGACAACCGCAGATAGGCTCAAAAAACTAATGAGCGAAAGAAGATTGAAGCAAGTCGATATTCTTACTCTTTCTGCACCATACTGTAAGGAATACAATATCAAGATGAATAAATCTGATATTAGCCAGTATGTGTCAGGCAAAGTCGAACCAAGCCAAGAAAAGCTAGTTATTCTAGGAATGGCTTTGGATGTTTCAGAAGCATGGCTTATGGGTTTTGATGTTTCGCCAGAACGCAAAGACAAGTCGGTCAAAGCCGATAAGGATATTGATTTAATGTGGAAATTTTCTTTGTTAGACCAAAGAGATAAAGATACCATTTTAGGCATGATTGATGTTATGTTATCTCGAAAAAAGAAAAGTGAGGATTAACCCCACTTCTCTAAAAAAAGTTTGATGAATGTATGCAGGTACTCTAGGGTGCCTGCATCTTCTATTTTAGTTATCATTTTAATGATTTGTTCTTTGTTGTCAATAGCTTCTTTGGTTAATTCGGCTCGTTCTTTTAACTTCACCTTACCCAACATTACCCCTCCCAAAATCCACACGTTTCCCAGTAGCGATGTACCTATTATAGAACATCAGTTCGATATTGTCAAGCACAAGGAACGGTGCAACGCCAATCACACCGCTCCTCGCCGAAGCTTGATGTTGTTCCAGTTAGGAACATGTTAAGAATAGCATACAATCAATGCCAACCCACTCTCAATCGTGCCAAAAAAATCGACAAAATACGCAGAATTACAGGACAATTTACCTTGATGATGTTGCCACGAAGTATTTGAAAGACTATATTGCGTCAAAAAATGGCTCTAACAGCCCCAATGAGCCGCTTTTCACCCAAAGCCGAACAACTTAAGCCTATGAGTGATTAAGCCGTCAGAGGAAGCCTTAAACGCATTGAGGACAACGCCAAGATTGACCGCCGCATTTATCCTCACCTATTCCGAAAGACTACCGCCACGAACATTGTTAAGCGTGGCGGTTCGGTGCATGATGCCGGAGAATAACTCGGACATAAAGACCAAAGCGTTACCGGCAAGCATTACAGCTATATAGGTGAAGAACATACCCGGAATATCTTTGAGAAATATGTGGCTACGGTGTAATGTCGTAGCCATGTAAATAATAATTTAAGCCAGCTATCGGACATTTAAAAAAAGTGTATATGATAAATTTGAAGCCATCTCAATACAAAATAATGCTGTAATATTACAGACAATTACCTTACCTCAAGGTAAATGGCTACCGTTCGGCAATGCATATATAATTGTTGATGGCAAATCAAGTACAACCTATGTTGTCATAAGTGGTAGCCCGGACTATTTGTTCGAAATCGCACAAATCTATAAGGGACAGGTGATACTTGACGATGTAAAGACAAACGTAAGCCTTATGCGTAGCATCGAATTATCAGAATCTATGACATTACATCTGTGGTGCGTTACCGATGGCAATGCAACAGCGTACACCCCAACGCTCTATGCATTGCAAGTAGGGTAAAACATTATTCTTTAATGTAGCATCCACTAATTATTACCCCCTCCGCAGATGTATCATGTGATATCAGAGTACCATCGTATTGTAAAACTGCAGCTACGTTTTTAGTTGTTATATAATTCATTGCAGGGAGTGCAACTCTGCTATCTCCACTGTATTTAGGGAACCCCTTTATGCTAGGAAGTTTACCACTGCCATCATTCGAAATTCGAATATTTATAATAACCACGTTGTTAATAACAACATATCCACCACTTGTTATTGTGCAATTCTCGGATTTTAAACTATGTATGCCTAATTCGGCACTCAAATTATTATTTACCTCATTTACAGCCTCCGCCGTTGCCTTAACACCGCCCTCAATATTATTAAGCTTATCTGGTGTAAGCTCCTCGCCGTAAGCCCAGTTATGCTTGTTATAGTCAATCGCCATTATCTTCTACCTCGCTTTCTTTTTGGGTTGCTTTTTCCTCAGCAGCTCTTTTTAACTGTGCCGCTTTTTCCAATTCTGTTGCTTCACGGACGACCATTGTATCTGCGTCTTTCTCTGCCTGCGCTGTCAGTTCACGCATAACCAGAAGCTTAACCTCCGCTTCTATCGGTGACTGCTTAATGTAGGATGCCAGCGAATTGCGGAACATCCTTATGTCATAGTTACTACTCATACTGCACCTCCTATATTTATTTCAAGCTCCTTGACACGGGCTTTTAATTTTTGAATCTGCCATACACACAGGGCTATTAACTCTTGCTTATTAACTCCAAGTTTATCCTCGTTGATATGGTCAAATAATGCCATGTCTGCCTCAATTCCTGCTTCTGTAATCGCTTTCTCAATGTCTTGTGCGATGAAGCCCAGGTGTCTTTGGGTTTCCACGTATTCTGTGCCTTTGTTATAATAAAATGCTGATGGCTTTAGACTATTAAAAAGTTCTTCCATGTGTTCTTCATCGTCCAGACTTTTGATTGTGTTCTTGTATCGTGCATCTGATGTATTATTAGCGGCAATGCATATCTTGTACCAATCCGATGATGCAGTGTATTCATCAAAATGTGTTACCCATGTTCCGCTCACGCCTAAACCGTTAGAGTAGAATCGGCGTATACCATCTGTCCAGTATTGCATTATCTCACCTCTGTTATTAACTTGGTAAGCCGGCTTGTCTGCTGAACATTCACCTATTACCCACAGTCCCGCTTCATTCATTACAATGTTGTTTGTCCCTATTGCAATGGCTCCGCCGTCCATTGCACACGCTTCAAGTCGCCGCCCTTTAATTGTTCCGGTTGTTATATTATCAGCATTGATTACAGTCTGTCCGCTTTCTTGTAATGCCGATATTGTGACAAGCCCCTTTAAATCAAGCTTGCTCGATGAAATCAATACTTTTTCGGCACTGGCGTTGATTTCGGTTACAAGCTTGTCTTTCGACACTTTGGTTTCTAGCCCTTCTGCCGTAGCTTTGATAGACGTTTCCAGTCTGCTGACAACCCCTTTTGTTGCGTAAGTCTTGCTTACATTCGTCATAATGCCCTCTGCGCTTTTGCTTATCGCTAAGTTCATCTGCGTAGTGGTTGAATAATTGCTTATCGTCTTGCTAAAGTCCTCTTTCAGTTCATCCGCTGAGAGTTTAATGCTCGCCTGAGCATCAATCTTGGTTATGTAATCTGAGTTAACCTTAGTCTCGAACTTTGATAAATCAGCAGATAGTCCGTCTGCCGTAGCTTTATACTCAGCTAACTTCTTATTGACCCACGAAAATTCGGTATCGCCAACATCGGAAAATCCCCATGTGTCACCGCTCTTGATGAACCTGTACGTCTTGCCGGCAACCTCATCATAAACAAGTGCTCTGTTGTGTTTCTTATAGCTTGCGTCTGAATAAGTAAACCTCAATCCCTGCGTAAGCTTATCACCCACCACTGGTCCCGATGTCCAGTTGTACGCCGGATAATTTTGTAAGGTTGGGGTTCCTTGTATGGTGTAGACCTCATTGGCACCATCAAGAGCTTCATTAACCTCACTTATCTGTGCAGTAAGTCCCTCTGCTGTCCTGTTGAACTCTGCACTCAGTGTGTTGACATAATCCCTAGTAGTATACGTCTTAGATATATCTTCCTTGATTCCGTCTGCTGTGGTCGCTACAAGTGTCTTGGCATCAATCTGTGTGATATACTCATTCGTCACCTTGGTTGACAGTTGCTCAACGCTCTGAGTAATTCCTTGTGCAGTTACATTAAGGTCTGCTATCTGCTTCTGAATCACCGAATATTCAGTGTCGGCTATCGGCTCCCATATCCACATATCATCCTTTTTTATAAAACGGTATGTAGTCGCCGTATCCTCATCGAAAAACAATGTCCTCTGGTGTTTACGATACACCTCATCCGAATAAGTGAACTTTGTGCCCTCAACAAGTATATTGCCAACCTTGGGACCGGCTACCCAGTTGTATGCCGGGTAATTATAGAGTGTTGGTACTCCGTGACCGTTGATGACGGTTATCTCGCCATCTATCTGCGATTGCAAACTCTGTATCTTTACATCCAGTTCCGATGCGGTCTGTGTTATCTCATTCTTTAATCCGGCTTCAACATTCGATATTTCCGCTTTGTTCTGGTCTACATCACGGATTAGTCGGTTCACTCTACCTTTAAGTTGTGTAATTGACTTATTAGAGCTGTTTATCTGTGTGGTGCGTAATTGTTCGCCTTGTGCCGTATAACTGTCTGTAAGGGCTTGTATGCCTTTTAGGATGCGTTCTAAGACGTAAGTGTTTATCTCTGCATACTTGCTTGATAAGTTGACTGCATCGCCAACTTCGATACATGGATTGCCGAGGCTTGTTATTTCTGCCGGACGGTACGTTATGCCTTTAATCTTGTCGAATATATTAGTTGCAATAGCCTTTAGTGTCGCCGCATCCTTGCCGTACACAAGAAAGTTATTCTCAATAACGTAAGTGTTACTGCCTGTGCCGACAATAGCTCCTATATCGTTCTCGTCCTGTCTAATTTGCAACTTGTCAATCTGTGACACAATGTAGTCTTGATAATCAGCACTTGTGTAGTAGCTCTTGTTGATTGTTATAGGTGCCGTGTTGCTAAGGTATACAAACTCGAATTGCCCACTTCTGCCGATATGCCCCAAGCAACCGTTAATCTCGCAGATAGCATTGAGGACTTGACCGCCGCTAAGTTCGTCAGTGTCAACACTTCTGCTTACAGTCATAGTATCGTTGACAAGAGTAATTTCTTTTTGCGTGATGCCAAAATGAGCAAAAAAACTGTCTCTGAAAGTCTTGAATGTGATGTAAGTGTCCGCTGTCGGCAAGATACTGTTGTACCAATCAACCACATCGGCGTTAATCATATCGTACAACGCATCGTAAGCCTCAATCTCGCGTTTTATTCGGTCTGCCGTAGGTTTATCAGACACAACTTTATAACGCCCTAAAATGAACGGATTATCGCTGTTGCCGTCAAGGATTATCTTGACAGTTATACACTTGTTTTTCAGTGACGTGAAAATGTTTGAAATCGTGAACTTAACCGCCGCCGCTTCACACGCTCCGAATGTCAGCTCACTCTCGGAACACAAACTCTCTGTCAGCTCAAAGCTCTCTTGATGCAGCTCCGTGTTTGTAATTGTCACGGAGCCGTCATCTGTTGCAATAATGAGCTGCTTATCTACGTTAGGGGCGTAAAACAAATTCTGTAAACCGTAATCAACCATCGTATACACCCCCAATAAATGCCATTCTGAATGAACTGTAATGTATCTCTCCACCGTATGTGCCGTATATCTGCGGTTGAAAGTCGGCAAGGTAGCCTTTTTGCGTTACATAATCGTTGTACTCAGGAATAAAAGCTGTGATTATACACTCTCTACCCCTTGAATTAGTGTAACTGTTGCGAATGTTCGACATAAGCTCCTCTAATTCACTGCCTGTCAGCATGGCACGCACATCAAACTCAACCTTTAGCGCTTTCAATTCCACGGCGTTACGGTGCAGATAGCCGTTAGCATCCGGGTAATCGTCTATGTCTTGCATGTTCACATAAGCCTTGTAGCTGTCAGCCTTGATAAATTTTTGCGGGATGATATATTCTCCCAGCTTAATTAAAAAACCGCCGTATGCCACCTTTACCGCCTTTCTAGGGCATAATAAAAGCACCTATCAATGATAGATGCTAAAATGCTATGTCCTGTCCTGTCTTATTAGTAATGAACGCTCCCTTGTAGCCGAACGCTAACAGCCTGAGCCTTGTTGCCGTAGCACGCCAGTAGGCTTCGTATGCTCCGACCTGTACATGGTAGTTGCCCTCATAGTACTTAATTATCGCACTGTAACCCTTGCTCCTAACGTCTCTTGCCATGTTTATTGCATAAGTCTTGTTCTCAAAAGCTCCAACCTGTACACGATAGTACTTATCTGTGGTTGCCTGTACCGTCTGCCCCGGTAAATCAGCGTTGACATACGGTGTCGGGTCTACCCAGTCAAACTTGGACGTGTTCATAAAGGAGTTAGCTCCCCAGAAATCACTAGCGTTGACAGTATAAGGTTTCTTGTACTTGCGAACCTCAAAGTGAAGATGTATGCCTGTTGAATGACCGGTGTTGCCAACAACGCCAATCACATCACCACGCTTAACAACATCACCCGTCTTAACCCTAAGCTCTCTCATGTGTCCGTAGCCAGTCACATAGTTGCCATTATGCAGAATCCACACAGCGTTGCCATAGCCGTCACCGTTGCCAGCATAAAGCACTGTGCCGTCCGAATGAGCCACAATACTGCTCGGAATGTATCTGTTGTCCTTTTGCGGCACAAGGTCAATTCCCTGTGCATAACCGCCATTCTTGACAGCTTCAACGTGCCGTGCGTAGGTCTGCGTCACAGCATAGCCCTGAACCGCAAATACTCTGTTACCAATGTTCATAGTCTTATCCCTCCGTGTGTCTAATTTATCTAATAAAAAAGACAGCCCTTGTGGACTGCCATTTATATTATCTATATAATTTACTGTTTTTTATTAATATATATATTTATATATAATATATATACATATTAATCTTATCTATACTATTCTTATCTAATCTAGGTTACGCTTTGTTTACAGAGTGTATGCAGATTTTAGTATAGTAAATCGTAAAAGCAATTTTAATTAAAAACAGCACCCTAAAATAGAGTGCTGTTTCATGTATATTAGAAATCATCATCTTTATAATCCAGTTCTATTCCTATCTCATGCACAACTTTTTGAACAAAAGGCTTTGGAAAGTAGAACCATCTCAGTTGTAAGTAGCCTTCCAGAAACTCTTTAAGAGTAGCCTTTGAAGCGCCCTTCTCAATATATGCAACTACATGATGTACGCCGCCGAAATCGGGGCGATTGCACAGAGTGACAACCCAGCCATCGCCACTTCGTGTGTACTCCCTATAGTTCCACCAGTATCTTGCCGCGCGATTCTTCGCAAGAATCTCTTCGTACTTTTCGTGTGATAAAGCACGACAGTACTTGTTGAAGCCGCAAAGCCACATTACTTTTTCTTCATTACCATGAGGTAATGCAAGCGGCATTATTTTTGGAATATCTCCGTTGCATTCAACTAAGTAGGCATCTCCAACCTTAGCTGGCTGAACAAGCACTGTCTTACCTTTCCAAAACAATGTCAAGGTACCATTGTCAAAGGAATATGTGGTGCTCATGGAGCTGCCTACATTTCCTTCCTGAGAATCCTCTGTTATAAATAATCTCTGATTTGCCATAACGTGCCTCCTATACTTATTTGTTATTCTTTTATTCCGGAACGTAGTCTTCCTTGACTACCTCTATTTTTAGCAGTCTTTCCCATTTGACAAACTTAAAAACTGCCTTGCTCTCTGTATCGTCATCGCTCTTGATAAGCGTGCGCTCATTAACTGCTACTATTACCGGTTTATCGCCTGCAAGCTTCAGAAACTCTGCCTGTAAGCCTATCGGAGCAACTATAGCGATAATGTCTGCCTGTGCTATCTCGTCCTGTAATTCCGTTGCGTGCTGGATTGTTTTGTCAACCTGTACAATGTCAACATCCCCCAATGCTGTTCTCTGCTCATCCGTCATCTCATGTCTGCTGAACCATAATACTTTTTTCATCTTGCTAATCTCCTTTACTTTTCTTCCTCAATCACTTTAATCAAGTCATTCAACCACCATGTAGCCATTGCCGATAATTGAGGGAAATAGTCCACAATATCAAGTGGGTACTGCGGTGCGTGTCCGGTTTCCGCTTCGTATATTTTCTTTGCCGCATCTAGGTCATATTCTTCACCTATGCGCTTTAAAAGCCTGTGGCAAACGTACGAAAGCTTGCAATTCGTCTTGTACGCTACCCATTCAAGGTTGCTTCTGTTGCGCATATACCAACTCTTGACCTTAGGCACCAGTGTATTGCTTGTGTTGTACTTGGCGTCCTCAACCTGCACCGGTGCAACTGCTGTCTGCGGCTGTGCCTTAGCCTTGAAGTAACCGCTTATCAATTCGTCCTGCACTTTCCAAGACAAATCATCCGTAAAGGCTTTTACCAACATCAGATAGCCACGCTCTGTCAATACTGTTATACCTCTGCTTGGTACAACGATATTTCTAATGTCCGTTAAACGGACATTAGCATTTTCTGCTCCTAATTGAAGCATAAAATAATGCTTATCTACCTCAAATCTGCTCCTGTTTCTGTTGAAAGTCTTTCTCGCCGTTCCACTTGGTCTCTGATGTACTGTGTCAATATCCTTGAATGTGACAACTCTCTGTCCGTTGTACTCACGGATTGCCAGCTCTGTTCCCTCAATTTTTACAAGCTCTGCCATATCAGTCACCCCACTTTTCTAAGAATAATCTTACAAAAGTTGCAAGATATTCCAGTGTGCCGCCACTTGTTATGCTGTCAATCAGCTTGTGAAGTATTGCTCTGTTTTCTTCCATTGCTGATTGCCTCCCTTCTCGTTCCCGGCTAACACATTCGTGTATGCCAGTACGCACTTTAGGAAGTGCAAGTTGATGTGTTCTAAATTACTGATAATTGACTTGATAATCTGCTCTTTCATTATATCATACCATTCCTTTCCAAAAAAACTTGATTTTCCGCAAAAGGAATGATAGTATAGATTTATCAATTCCTTTGCGGATTGGTGTACTAGAGTGGTTGCTTGACCGTCAAATCATTAGCAACCGCTCTATTTTTTTATTGACCTTTGGTACTCGCTTTCTATACCATTTCTGACAACATCTGATTTTGTGATATTCAGATTCCTTGATGCAATTTCCAGTTTCTCAACCATATCATCATCAAGTCTAACTCTAAGCATCGTGTCTTTGTTGTTATCAGTCTTAGGTCTGCCTGTTCTTGGCGACATTTAATCACCTCTCTTCTTTTTGTCGCTACAATAAATATAATACTGTCGCTACAAAAAGTCAAGCACTTTTTTAAAATATTTTTCGCAAACAAAAAGGAGCTTCTCAGCTCCCCCTTGCTTATCTTATTCCGTCTAAGTAAAACTCTACTCGGTCAAAAGTTTCAGAACAGCTTAACTGCTTTGAAATAGATTTCCCCGGTTTTAATTCGCTGTCATCATCAGTAAAATAAGTATAGTCCCAATCTACCGGCTCTTTGCCATTAAAAAATATTGCATAGCCTTCAACAAACCTTGCTGCTTTATCGCCATTATTAGTTACCTCATATATTGCACCATCTTTTATGAGTGTTTCCGTGTAGGATAAATCCTGTATAACCGATTCGTACCAACCATCTGTTTTTGTTGATATTTCGGTGTCACAATAAGCAATTTCAGCATCCGTATCAAACATTTCTGTTATTATGGATGTGCAACCCGAACCTAAAGCGTCAAATTCAGCATCGTCAACGCTTACAAGTGAGCCATCTGCTGTATATGCCTTTGAATTTGCTGTAACATTTAAGGTCTTATCCGTATTGTTCTTTACAATGACAAAATGAAACGTACAAGCATAGCTGGGAATATTATATTCTGCAACTATCTCAACGTCACTGTTCTCTTGTTCAGTGGTTTTTACAGCTTCTGTTGTAACTTCTTGTGTCAATGCGTCTTTTTCTGTAGTTGTCGGTGCTTGTGTAGTTTCAGCTTGGGTAGCTTCCTGACTGGTAGTCTCTTTTTGCTTTGCCAGTTCAGCTTCAAGTGACTGCTTTTCCGCCATAAGGCTATCATATTCAGCTTGCGAACTGTTGTTAGATGAACAGCCCATAATCAATGCGGCAGATAAAATAATTGCTCCGATTTTTAATCTTCTCATATTATCTGCCCTCCTTGCTGTCAAGGTGCTTTCTGATTGCGTGGACATCAACACATAACCTTATGGTTAAAAATAACCATATTGCCGCCAAAAAAGTAGCAATAACATATACTGCAACATCCATTTTGTCTTGTGAAATTAAAATAAACGAAGCAATAATTACTCCTGCAATCAATATAGCCAATATTGCGCCACCTACGCCGCTTCCCTGATTTTGAGTTGCATTTGTTTCATTCTGTTCCATAACATATTACCTCCCATATAATGTAGTGACTTCATTATTACACGATATGAGAGGTATGTCAACTCAATCAATGCTCGAATAATCCTCGCCCTGTCCTCTGAAAGTAGCTTCTATCTTCCTTGCGGACAACATTACCGATTGCCTTACCGTCAATCTCAATCTTACTGCCTTGCTTGACTGCCGATATAAGCTCTCTCAGCAGTGCGTTTGTCTCGGCATTGTCCACACTCGAACTTGTGTTGTAATAGTTCTGCGTTGTGGTACTTGTCGATGTGCTTACGCTCGGTGTGTAATCAGCATAACCGCTGTACAACTGCTGTGGGTGTACCGCTTCAACCATGCCAAAGCCAAAATCCTTAATAGACAATTCTGTCGGCTTGTAAAGGCTCTCCATGCCCTCCTTAAATCCCTCTGTGGTGTAGGCACCAAGCTCAAACATAACCCTTGATGGTGAGTGAATGTCAAGGGCTGATTGGATAGTCTTTGCTACGTTCTTGGCTATCTCGTCTGCCTTGCTGTATACTGACTGCTCCATTGAGGTCAAGCCATTAAGGAACCCGCTCATTGTTTGCACGCCTATATTGGTAATAGGTTTTAATAATGCAAGCTGAAAGCCATTAAGTAATTTAGCAGCGTAAGTTTGCATTGCACTTAACGACTGTTTTGTGTTGTTCGATATGCCCTGGTTGTAACCAAGAACATCATATAGAGCAAGTTTAGCAAACTCCTTAGACGGACTGTTAATGTCGTGTGATGTAGCAAGACCATTCAAGAGACTATCTCCAACACCAATCATTAATCTATTAAGCTTCGGCTCATACTTTTTCATTGCGTCCGTATAACCGCTTACGTCATACCCTGCCATGTCCGCAAATGCCTTAGTTGTAATGTCCGAATTGGCTAATATGGCATTACCAAGAGTATTTGCAGTTCGCATCGCCCATCCGCTTACGTCATTCTCAGACAATGTAGCATTCTCAAGCCACCGCTGATACAGGTGATTATCTTTAGATGGTTCAATATTAAGAGCTTCCATTCCTTTACTAAGAGCATCTGAAATTGGTTTAAAAGTATTTTTGTCAAAGCTCTTAGCCACGTCCTGAATAGGATTCTTGAATAGTTCGGCAATGCCCCAGTCTTTAGTTTGTGCGTTCTGGAAAGCTTCAACTCCTGCTTTCTCAACTTGTGACTGAATATAATCGAAAGTTGTACTTATCTGTGACGTAATATTATTCTTTTCTTCATCCCAGTTAGCACTTTGAGCTTCTTTGTACTGGCTAATCCAATCAAGATATGTAGAGGCTTCCTCTGGCGTGATTCTGCCTATTTCAAGGGCGCGCTCGGTGGATATTTTCCATTCGTTTGCTCGGTCCATAAGGCTCTTATAATACTCATCAACCTCATTGAGCTTTGTTTGCCCTGCTTCTGTAATATCCGCTATAGCCTTAGTGGTTTCTTCGACACTTCCGAAATTAATATTCATCATGTCGCTAACGGTATTTTCTAATTCTACTTGACGTTTAATTGCCGCTTCACTCAGATAATTCATGTCATCAAGAAGCGAATTGAGAGCGTCTACATCGGCTTGTGTGGCAGTACCACTAAGTATTTTATCGAAAATGACATTTGCTTGTGTTTCCATGTCAGTGTATATGCCATTAAACTTTGCATTGAACTGAGACAAAATAGTTGTCATGGTTCCTACATCAATACCTAATTGCTCAGCAGTCTGACTAGACATATTCTGTAACGCTTGCCATGCCATATCAGAGTTTACTTGCAAATCATCACGCAACGCCGAAGCTAAGTTACCGACAGCTGTTTTCATATTCTCAATGTCATTATCTGTCACATTTTCAAGCCCTAAATTATCAAAACGGAATTTAAGGTTGTCAACTTCTTCACTTGCATTTTGTAAATTGGTGTTAACCCTTTCAAGTTCCGTAGCAAAGTTTGTCATGTCCTCACTTGATGTGCCGGTCGAATCAATAAGCTCAATCACGCTTTGAGCAATATTGCTTATTGCGGTTCCTTGATTGTCGAACACGCTTGCGTCAACAAATTTATCAACCATGTTGTCATAAGCTTGTTCAACAGATATAATAGCTCCTGCCACCGCTGCCAATGCACCAACAGCAAGCACTACATAGCCGCCTGTGCTCAATGAAGCTATCGCTGTACCAAGTTTACCAACACCCTCGCCAACACTAACCGGCTTTGCACTTGAAATTTTCAAAATTGCATCTGCAAATTTACCTAAGCCGGTATTTATACCGCTTGCAATAGCAGAATAAGCTTTAAAGGCAAGAAGAGCTGTTGCGACGCCACCTAAAGCACCACCCAATGTATGCCACACTGGAGCTGGAACTAAATTAAGTGCTTTAAATAATATTTCTACGGCACCACCTAAAAGATTGATAGCAGGCGCACCAATATTGGATAAACCCTCGATAAAATCCAAAAAGCCTGTGCCTGTACCGACTGTAAACTTCTTAGCAAATTCCAAAATGCCGTTAAAGCCATTTTTGAGCTTTTTCCAGTCAACTTTACTGCCCCATGTTTTAAGCGGTTTAAACATGCGCTCAAAAAAACCTTGCACCTTGTCCGCCCATGCCTCAGCCTTATTCTCCATCTTGCCAAAAGCATCGTTCCATACCTTTTCATATTCTTCCGTAGCCTTGACAATCTCGTCTGTGAGGTCGATTGCGTCACCGCTTACGCCTGTGCTTTTGCCCTTATCAGTGCCAGTGCTAATTACGTTAAGTTCATCGAACCCACGAACACCCTTTTGTGCCTTGTCAGCCGCCTTAGCCACATCGTCATAGCCATCTGCCATATCCTCTAATCCGTCAGAGGTATCCTTATAACCGTTCTGCCCGAAAGCATCAAAATCAATCTTAACACCCATAAGGCTTGCAACGCCCACAAGCATACGTTTGATTGCGATTGTTGTACCATTGACAACAGGCATAACCTTTTGAAGGACAGGTATAAACAACTGCCCGAGAACCATACTTGTTTCTTTGATATTTGTGTTGAATTGCCTAATCATGTTACTTGGACTGCTTATTGTATTAGACAAATCACCCCATGAAACCTTAGACTGGTCAAGTATAGCAAGTACTCTTAACTGCTGCTTTTCCATCTGCGTCATTTCACTTATGGATTTTTCAACACCTAAGTTGTAAGCGTATGTCGCAAGTGTAGCATTGGTAATATCAATACCATACTTGTACAACGCCCTTGATTGACCGATTAAGCCGCTTTGTAAGTTGGTGGCTACCGATGAGTAGTCAACATTAAAAAGAGAGCTTATATCGCCGGCAAGCATTGTCATTGACTTTGCTACCGCCGTGGTTGTCTCTCCTGTCTGTCCGAGTGAGTTAGTTACCGAAGCAAGCTGTGACGCAAACTCCGTAACCTCTTGGATATTCAAGCCCAAGTTCTTTGCGCCGTCTGCCGTGAGCAATCCACCTTCAACATCAACCTGTAATCCTGAAAGCTTACCAAGCAACGCACTTACTCTGTCTGAAAAGCTGTTCGCATAATCCGTAGCGTTGTCATAGCCGTACTTTTCAAAGTCTTTGCCCCATTCGGAACCGATTTTGCCAAACGCAACCGCATAGTAATTGAATGCTTCTATGTAGTCCGTGGTACTTTCAATCGAAGTCCACAAACCCTTAATGCCACGTATGACCATGAAATATGAAGCGTAAAACTTACCGAACGCCTTAGCCAGTGACCATGTGCTTTTAGTTGCCGTCTGTGTGCTTCTGTGAACCCCATTTAGGCTTCTTTGAATTGTCCGTGAAGCAGAACCTACCTTCGAACCTTGGCTTGCTAAATTCGCTAATGCGTTGGTCATCTGGATGACGTTATTGCTTACTGTCGGTGCACTCGCAAGCGTTGTGAGTAAGTTTGTGAGTGAAGTTGCCAACTGCGGCATATTCGTAATTGAGGTCTGTACACTCTTGTTGCCAAGCTTTGCTATGTTCTTAGCGACTTCACCAATCTGCGCCGCATTTTCAGACACCGCTGTAAACTGGTTAAACGCACTAGCCGTGGAATTAAGTGAGCTTGCAACCGTATTAAGTGCCGAACTGTCAACACTTGCTATCTTGGTGATGTTTTTGGCAAGCCTTGTAAAGCTTGCTGTACCCACGTCAGTAATAGCTCTCATTGAAGTGCTTAGGTTGGTGACGTTCATTGACAATGTATTAAGCTCAGAGCCATTGACGCGTCCAAGTGATGTTGCAAGGTTGCCAAGCTTGATTATGAGACTATCTATTGCTGTGTTTGCTTTTTGGGCGGTTGCTTGCAACCCAATCTCCAAGCTGTCAACTTCTGCCATTCTCTCACCTCCTCGTCATAAAAATAAAAGCGGCACAGATTACTCCGTACCGCCTCTTTCTCTCTTATTGCGTTCAAAACTCTCTTGCATACCCATAAGCTGTGTAAGTAACTCCTGTCTTTTTCGTTCTGCAAGCCGTTCTTGCTCCACTGGGTCTTGTGCAACATATATAGCCTGTTCAGGATATTCAACCTTATCCTTGCCCCATGCACCGCCTCTTGTGCCGATGATGATAGCTGGCAAGCCGTATTGTCTTGTCCATAGCCATACTTCCCTGTCTCGTTCCTTACGTCTAAGCTTCTCACCCTCTAGGCAATAGCCTAAAGTTTTAGGTGTGAGTTTTTTAAATTCCTCAAGGCTTATGCCAATAGAAAACGCAAGCGGGAAGTATTCTTCCCATATCAGTTTGTGGAAATTTACTTCTTTTCCTTTGCTTTCTGCATCATCTCCAGTTGCTCCGCCGCCGACTTGTTCATCTGCTCGATTGTCTCCTGAAGACCGCTCAAAACGAAAAAACCATCGTCCTCCATGCACTTCTTAATGTCATCAAATAACTGATAATAACCGTACTTGCTGTCGGTCTTTCTCTTATGTTTAATATATTCTCGTGTCAGAGCCTTAGCTTCTGCCTTAGTGACCTGATTATGCTGTAAGCAGCCGGCATAAAACGCCATGTGACATACCTCGCTATAATCAGCAACCATCTTACCGGCACCATTAGACATTGCGGTGATTGTGTTGCCGTTCTCCTTATAAATGTATGCTCCGGTCATATAATCGAACATCTTCTGCACGATGTCTTTATTTTCTGCGGCATCAAAGCCAAACTCTAACTTATATTCCTTGTTATCAATATCAAATGTTATCATTATGCTCTCCTTTTCCTCCTATGCTTGCCATAGGAAAAGGGGCAGTCCGTAGACCGCCCTTCTCTGTCAAATAATCACTTACTTGCCATACATCGACAAGTAATCATCGGCTGTATCGTCATTCAGTACAGCCATATTAGCTGAATGACTTACTATTCCCCCGGTGTAAGCTCCACCTTTGTGTCAAGTCCTTTGTATTCCTCGATTGTAAGGTTGATTTCAACTGTTGCAAGACCATTCTGGTCTGTTGATGGATGTGGAATCTCATCTGGCGGTTGAGCCACAACAAAAAAGCTCTTGGTCAAGCCCTTAAAAATCGTCTCGAACCACATTCTCTTGCCGCCGGTAAGAGCTTTATACGTTGTCATAAGAGCTTCCCATTCTGCTTCTGTCTCGTCTGTAAGATTGATTGTAACAGTCCATGTACCGCCTGTATCTGCTCTACCCTTAATACTTCTTGTTACCATATCTTCAAGTGCTGATGCGTCGATGGTCTGTGGGTCAATAGTAATTCCCCCAATAGTATTAATTCTGGTAAGCTGTGTGAATGTTGTTGGCTTAGTTCCGGCTGTTGTTTCAGTGCCGTAACCAAACGTAACACCTAATGTAGATATACCTGCTACTGCCATTTGTATTCCTCCTTAAAAATGAAAATAAAAAAAGAGCCTTAAAAAGCTCTTAGTTATAACAATCTGTCATTTGCACCGATAACACGCCTAAAACGCGCGGTGCTTCTGTAAATTTTGTCTGCGTATGAGGTTTCCGGCATCGGTTTAGCCTCGAACCGCATAGCCTTGAATACCTCAGCAATCTCACTCATCACCCAACGCACATCCGAACTGCTTGTGTTAGTTGTGACATCAACTTGAAATGTGACAAGTAAGCCGTTAATGGATTGTCCGTCAATCGTTCGCCCTTGCTCTGTCGGTGCCAACATGTGGATGTATACTGTTGGGAATGTCGGTGAACTGTCACTCTGCCCCTTGTCGGTAAACAGCAAGTTGGGGTATTTCTTCTTGATTGCTGAATATGTCTTAGCCTTGACAATCGAATATATTGTGCTTTCAATGTCATACGCCCATGCGTTTTCACTCGCCATTAGTCCTTGAATACCTCCTTTGCTGTGCTGATAACGATTGACCTAAGCTCATTCGCTGTGTTGTACATGAACGGTCTTGACGGCATACCTTCTGTAAAGTACCAGTTGCCATCCTTACCCTTATAAAACCAACCATAACGCCCATCGGCAAGCTGTCGAATGGTTTTACCGCTTGCATATTGCCAATCAACGCCCTCAGGTAATGTGCCTTTATACGGTTGAGCCTTGCCAATAACGCCAGTTCCAAATTCAACGAAAACAGCGTGTGAGCTGTCTGCTACAACCGCCCATACGCCGCCGCTTTTTGTCGCCCCTCTGTATTCAGAATGAATACTTGAGAGCAATTCAGTTGTAAATATTGCGTCAAGCTCCGCAACTTGTACTCTCGCAATCTCAACGCCTCTTTGCGCCAGTTTTTCCGCAAGTAGCTGGCATTTATATGTCAGATAATCTTGATAGCTCTGTAAGCCTTTTATTGTGTCCTCAATGGACTTCTGCGAAAATACATTAACAACAATTTTGTGCTTTGCCATCACTTCACCTGAGCTTTCAGCATGTATTTTGTGGAAGTCAAGGACGGTTTTACTCCGACAACGATGAAATCTGCTGTAATCTCGTCAACATGAACCTTATCCTCGTCCTTGTAGCCAATTTCACTATCAAGCCATATAACATCACCTTTGCTCAATGGTAGCTCGTTGCGTTCCGTCAGCATAACTGCATCAAAGTCTGCCACGTTAAAGCCATACTCTTCCGCCTGTGCTTCGCCGCCGCTAAAGGCGATATTTGCTTTGAAAGCAACTGGCAGTGAATAGCCTATGTATTCCTCCTTGATGCGCGGTATCTTATTACCATCGTCATCAAGATACGGAATAAAGTTACCCTCGCTGTCAGTGTAGCCCTCATAGATTATGTTGCCTTCACTGTCAGTCTCATAAACAACTGTACGCTGTCCTTGCCGAGAGTACTTCATGTTCTGCTTATTAATGTCAAGCATCTTTCTTTACCTGCTTGTAAATCTGATTTACGCCTGTGCTTGACAGCCCCGACACTATGCCGACCGCAATAGCATTGAGAATGTCATTTGCCGGGAAATCAGGAATCACATACATACCGATAATACCTAAGATACCGCCTGCAATACCTACGATTATGGGAATGTAGTTGTCCTTAATCTGTGGGATTGCCTTAACAGCTAACCCGATTAAGTAAGTGATTACAACGATTGCAACTACTGTTGATACCTGTGTAATATCCATCAGTTACTCCTCCTTGTCTCCATTGATTCTTGCTTCAAGCCCATCTAACCTGTGGTGAGCCGACTTAACGCTTTCTTCAACCTTGATAATACGGTTGTCATGGGAATTAAGCTCTTTTCTCATTTCCGTGACCTCATTCTTAATCTCGGTTGTGTTACTGGATATTGCGTCAAGCTTCATGTTGATTTCAGTGTTATTCTTAACACGTTCCTCAATATCCTTAGTGTCTGTACGCTTGTTATTCTTTAGCCCGATAAAGACGGAAAAACCAAGTGACAATATGCTTATAATGATTGCTGTTGATAATTCAATAGTCATCATATACCGCCTTTCATAAGTTAATGGCACACCGCCCACCACCCTTAATGTGTGCCGCCTGCTACCATATTGGTAACGCACAATCTTCTTATAATATCTTAACAAAAGGAAATACCCCGGCGAGTAGATTATTGCGGTCAACCCAATTACGGCTAATGCCGTTCTCGGAATAACTTGCCATAAAGCTTTCACCAGCTTGCGAGTGGTCATACACCGTGAGGTTGACGATAACGCTCTCATACTTAGCTAAGTCATCATCAATTTGCTCTTGTGTATAACTGCTCGGATAATTCCTTATGTTGACAATCTCTTGCCTTGCCTGCTCAATAAGCTGTTCGATGTGCGGATTGTCCTCTAATTCATCCCATACCACAACACTAGCATTTTCGGTTGTCTCCATGTGATATTGTTTAAGCCTTATCTTGACCTGCTCTAATGTTGTGTATAGCATAAGCCCTCCTACAATCCGAACTTCTCAATTAACAGCTTTTTAAGCTCCGCACCGCTTAACAGTTCTGCCCCACCGATACCCTGTGTCTTGGCAAGTTCCTGTAAGTCTGCTGTAGACATGCGGTTAATATCTGTCTTGGTGTAATTAACAGAAGAGGAGACAGTCTGTTCTGCCTCCTCTATCTTGTCGCCGGCTTTATACCATCTGCCGTTATATTTAACCGTATTCTGCGCTATCATAAGCACACCTCCTAGATAACCTTAATTACAACAACGCTATCCATTCCCTCGAATGTAGGAAGTCCAATCATGGATACTATACAGTGAGTGTTGATTGGGTGGTTGGTTGCGTATGTATATACGGCAATACCAGTCTCAACAATAGACAAGTTACCATCCGTAAGACTTCCGCTTCTCTCCTCAGGTGTCTTGCCGAATACATAATCGCCAAGATATACCCCTGCCGACTGCGCTGATACAATACCTGTTGGAATGAAGTACTTTGACTGACCGTCCGCCGGGTCAATATACAGTTTGTCATATACCTCAATCTCGATGCCGTAGCCTCTAAGATATTCGACAACCTGTCCCTGCTGTAATCTAATACCACCGTTGTAAGCAGTAATTCCAAGCACCTGCTTCTTTGTATCTTCTGCCTCAAGAACCATTTCCCATGTTTCGCCATTCATCGAGTAACGCACAAGGGAATATCCACTCTTTTTGGCAAAATCGCGCTTTATCTTAATAAGGTCGTCAAGTGGTGTCGCCGTTGCTTTTGCAGACCACTTGTCGGTAGTAGCGGCTCCGCCATTCGTCACGTCAACAAAATGGTCTTTCTTGTGTGCTACTCCATTGTCAGACGTATACTCAACGATATACTTGTCTTTGCCAATGTGTACCTCAATCTTAGGAACACCGTCTTCAGGTGCAAGTAAGCTCCATATCTGCCTCTCAGGAACAACCCTTGCTCCTTCGATAAGGTTCATAGGCTTCTTGCTAATCTCTCTGAGTACCTGATTAGCGAGGTTAGAGTTCTCGGCACTCCTGTAATTGTCGTACTCCTGTTCCTCTTTCTCTGTAACCATGTATGATTCACGGTAAAATGGCATCTCGTTCTGAATGTCAGAGAATCCACCAACATCCCTTAACTCTGCCTGTGCGTCAAAGTTAGATGCCTTTAACGATACCGGAAGTCCGCTTTTGCCCTTGATAAATCTAAGGTCTAAGCTGTCCTGCTTTCTTGTACCGAACTTCTGTCTGCCAAGATAAGGGGCAGAACCTAATGTCTTCTGATAATTATTCCACATTACACCGAGGCTTCTCGCTGTAAATGCTTCTGCTAATGGTAATGCCATAGTATTTTAACCTCCTATAATTACTCTGTTATTGGTTCTGCACCGTAGAATGTTACTCTAGGTGTTACTTTTCTAGCCGCATCTGCTATTGTTGGTGAAAGTGTCTTGACCTTTTCCCAGTCAATAGTTCCCTGATATACATAAGTTCCCGGTGCGTCTCCCTGCGTTACGTCCACATCTTCAAGCAGATAACCTAAGCACTTGTTATCATTGCTTGGGAATGGTGTTCCTGCCGATACAATCTTTCTTCCGTTTCCGTCTGCCACCGACACCATAGACTGCGGAACTATGCACGCTGCTCCCTCATAAGGAAAAAACTTTAAAATTCCTTTACTCTGCGTAAAGTCTCTCTCAATAGGCTTACCCATTGTCTTTTACCTCCTATAACTTGTAATAATCTCTTGCCTCAACGCTTGGGGCTGCCGAACCAAAGCTAATTGTTTCAGCGTTTGCTACATCGTTAGGCTTTTCTTTATTCTGACTGCCAGCACCGCCGCCACCAGGAACATCTGCATTTTTAGCAATTTCCTGAATCTTAGCCTGTACTGCTGCCGTCTCTCTTGCGGTGATAATCTCTGATACAGAATCAATAGCAGACCTAGCAAGCTCAAGGTTATCCTGAAATCCTGCTAATACCTTGTTTGCCTGTTCACCTGTCAAGCCCTTTTCTGCCGCATAAGCCCTTATGTCCTTCTGAATGTTCTCACGCTGCAAGTTGGCTATCTGCTCTCTTAACTGCGTAAGCTCCTCTGAATTGTCAGGCTTGACCTCTAGTTCGGATGCTGAAATAGTTGGCTGTGCCGGTGCCTGTGGTGCGTTGCTGTGGAACTGATTAAGATAGTTTGTTATCTGTGCCGGTGTCGGCTCCTCAATTCCTAATGCAATTAAGTTCTGCTTTGCTTCTTCCCTTGTCATAAATGATTACCTCCATAATCTACATTTTGTTGTCGCGGTTCTTTCCGCTTGGATTTTCGTTTTCCCATTTCACGCATGAGTGCATATAAAATAAAAGCAACCGCCGATTATTGCTCGGTAGTTGCTTTATTTTGCTGATTATTATTAAGTTGTTGAACTATCTCTTGTGCTTGCTTTTCCTGCTTCTCAACATCTGTGATAGTCTTATATAAGTTGTCAAGATAGCCCTTAGACATTAAGAACGTCTTTTCGGCATCCGCCCATAAACCAACCGTCTTAATTGCTACAAGCGGATGTATTCCGGCTTGAAGCAGAACTGTAAGCGTCTGCGCCTTAGTGTACATATTATCTTGCGGACTATGATTGATTTGCACATCAAAGTCCCTTATTGACAGCCCTAAGCCATTAGATAATCCTAATTCGTTGCTGCTGTCTCTAAGAATATTAAGGACCACCTTTGCAAGTCGCTTTTCAGCAGATTTAACAAGTGGGTCTTTGAGCTTGGCTCTCGACTTGGAGAAGTCCCAGCCAGCTCTTAAAGATACGGCTCCCTGTGTGTCTCCGCCTGAATTTTGTGATTCTCGATTTGGTATGCCTAAAATTGCCTGCAAGTTATCAAGTAAATCGTCCTTAGCAACTTGACACTGTGTCTGATTAAGCTCCTGTGTCATAATCTCGACATCAGACTTGTTGTCCTTATTGATAGACTTAACAACAAGGGCATGGCTCTCTTTCATTTTATTGAAAGTTTCTGTATCAACTTCACAGTTTACAAACTTAACCCAGTACTCAACAAACTGCTGTATACTGTCCATTCTGTTAGACTGCATATTGTTGATTGCATCAAACATACCAATAACAAGCTCAATGTCCGAAAGCCTTTCATGGTTGTTTGGAAATTCAACAATCGGTATTTCCTCGTATGTGTGGAGCTTGGCACTTACAACCTTGCTGTCAACAATCCTGAATGACATTGTGTCGGTAAAAGCCATTTTATACCAGTTGCCATTCTCATCTTTAAGCTCCTGCACAGCAAGAAGTGGTTCCTCTGTGTTACGGTTGTATATGACGAACGTATTAAGCGGTGTAGGTGCCACGATTCTAAATGGCATGTCACTTTTGTTCGTCCGTTGTGCCGCCTTAAATGACGTTCCTGTTGCTGATTGCCACTCGCCGCCCTTAATATCTTTTTCGTGCTTGTTCGCGTCAGCCATATAGTCATTAAGCTTGTCAACTGCTTGGTTGACTTTCTCGTCCTTAGAACGACTGACATACTGTATCGGTTCGCCATAGGTCTGACCGACTTTGAATTGCACAATCTCGTATGCGTGGTTTTCAACTATGTAATTAGTTATATCCGCATTAGCCGTTTTAGTTCTGTACAATACTGGTTGGTCGCCTTTGTAGTAATCCCATAAGTACTTGAATATTGACTTATTCCAATAGAAAGCGCTAATACAGTCTCCAATAACCTTGACAACATTGTTGACTGTTATGGTTTCAACATCTGTATATGCAATTTTTCTGCCATAACAACCTCTAACAAGGTCTTGAAGAGTTCTGTTGTTCATTGATTATGTGCTCCTTATAGATATGTCATGCCACTTGCCGTTCTCCTTGGCTCCCATGGCTTTATGTCTGTAATGCCTGTATTTGTGTAATACACAACCTTTTTGTGGCACTTATGGCAACCGGCAATTATATTCCCTGAATATTTTCCGTCCCACTCCGCAACCCGGCGGTGGCATTGTGGACAGTATATTTTGCATTTATCTTTTTTCATAAATTACCTTTCGCACAAAAAAGCACCGCCATTAAGACGATGCTTTCCTAGAGGAATGAATATTAAGCTCTTGAACGAACTTTCTACAAGTATAACTATAACATATCGTCAAGCGGACATATCGGACAACTTTAGTTGCTTTTCAGAAACCTCTCACATGCTTTCCTCACGCTGTCCTCTGTATTGCCACCGCCTATATGGTCTGCGACCTTATTCCATGACATATTTTCGAGGTACCTGAGATTTATTATCCTTCTCATGCGGCTATCAGGTATGTTCGCTATAAACTGTTCGACTTCGTTTGTCTTTGTAAGCAAATCATCTTCAAGCAACTGTAAAGTGGTTTTCCTTGAATAAAGCAAAGTCTTTTTGCGACTATATTCAGGATATGGAACGCCATCAATTCGGAAATGTTGCGTGCCACCAAACCCACCAGTGACACTGTCAACAACTTTCTCTCCGTCCTCTATCCTCTGAATATCTGCTTCCAATCGGTCAATTTTGGCTCTTACTTCCCCGATTTCATCTTTAATGTCGATATATTGAGACAAGATACTTTTTGTCGTCATAGTGTCACCTCCTGAATGGATTAACTGCTGCTTCACATTTAGCTACCAAGCTACCTCTTGTAACGAAAAGACAAAAGTTAGCCAAGCCGTCCGGCACATCGTCATGGTCATTTTTGCCGACTACTGAATAAGTCAAAAGCCATGACATCATAACTCCGTAATCTTCTTTAGGCTTATATTTTTCTTTGTCCCTGAAAAGGACGTGTTTCTTAACCCAATCAGCATTAACAATAATTCTTGTTTCCTTGTTTGTCTCGGTCGGCTTATCTGTGATATTGCATCTTCCACCCATTTCCTCAACTCTTTGAGCAACTTCATAGGATACTCTGTCTCCTCCTGAATTGCTCTCGAACTCGCACTGTTGCATTTTGTGGTCTACAATGATGTTGGATAAGCGGCTATACTGTATGCCGTAATCTGTCGTATCATCGCAGATGCAATCAACCAAGTAAAAATCGTTGTCGAACTGGTACATACAAGGCAAGAACATAAAGTCGGTTCCTTTGTTCTTAACATCGCAGATTCCGAGGATTGCATCCGGCTCCCTAAGTGGCATTGACATAAAACGTCTAAGGTCGTCATCATGGTAAAGTAGTCCTTCACGCTCAACTGGCTCATTTTTGTACAAACAACGATATGAAATATCGTCCATAGTAAGCTCTTGGTCGTGGAAAAACTCAACCGACATTCCATTATATTTGTAGTCAAAATTACTTCTTCCTGTAACCGGGTCAATATCAGGAACCGCAATAAAACGAACCCTGTCGCTTTTGGCGTAAATTCTTTGTAATCTCCCTATAACATCGTGTACACTCCAACGCGTAGCAATATGAATTTCCTTAACTTGCTCATTCAGCTTTCTCTGCCTTGCATCAGTTCCATATATACGCCACAGCTTATCAAGTGCTTTCTTATTAAGTGCTTCTTCAATACCACTAACAAGGTCATCACAATACAAATATCTGTTACATCTAACCTTACCGGCATTCTTACTGCCGACAGATGTACATTGTATATTTGAGAAAGCTTTTGGCTTGTCAAAATTGATACGCTGTCTTTTTGCATCTGTATTTTGCAGTTTTACGTCAGGAAAAATTTCGCTCCATGTGTATTCTTCGCTATTGGTAGTTATATCAAGAACTCCATCATAAAACATTCTTGTAATGTCGTCAGAGTGTGAGAAAAACAAGCTATAATCTTTCGGGTGTCTACCTATTATCCATGAGCAAAAAAACTTCTCTAACGTGGTTTTCTGTGTGCCGGGTGGCATTGAGATAGATAAAAGGTCAAGCTTATCATCTTCGAGGTCTTGCAAAGCTTGAATCAGACCATGCCTGTTTAGCTGTTCCATTTTCGGGGCATAAAATTTTTCTTCTTCTTGCCTATTTTTTTCGAGATACAGTAGATAACTGTGGAAAAGATATGGTGCCTCTAATTTCAACAAGTCATAGTACTTGTCAAGGATTTGGTAATTTTTCTTTGTTTGGTTAGCCAGTGAATCCAAATCCCATATAGACATCTTAGCCAAACTTAGCACATACTGTTCTATAAGCTCTTTAGAGCGCTTAGAAATCTTTAACCCATACTCTGTATCCTTTTCGTTCAGATACGCCGTTTTTGACGCGTCTATGTATGCTCCGATTACTTTATCATCTATTCCGCTTTGCTTTATGTAGTTTTCGTATCCTTGGATTGTTTGCTTCAGATATTCAGATGCCAAAAGAAAAAGCACCTCGCTTTCCAGCAAAGGTGCTTATAGACCTCTGCCTATAACTGTTTTAGGTTAGCGACTACAATCAATCTGTAGCCGGTAAAATTTTGTTAGGATGCCGGCATTGCTTCATTGCAAAACGGATGTAATTTATGTACAAGTGCATTATAATCATCAATTACATATCTTGCCGGAATCATATATGCTTTAATGCCATATTTTTCTGCTGTTTCTCTTTCAATGCAACAGCCGTTCCAATCATAGCTCTCGCATATCCCCATAAATACATCAGCCTGTGCCAGTTTCTTAAGGCTTTCACCTAAATACCATACCGCTTCTTTGCTGTCTTTAGGTGGGTTATCCTCAATGTAGCTGTCGATAAGCTCTAATTCCTCGCCCTCGTATATTTCAGCAATCTTTTTCATTTTCTGAATACTTTCTTTGATTTCTTCCTCTGTTCTGCCTTTCATTGGCACGCTTACAAATAACTTTTTCATAATTTCAACTCCTTTTCTCCACTAATTCATCTGCATACCTTTTCATTTCAATTTGTGTTCCGTTTTCATCCTTTGTATATACATTTACACATCTTGTAGAGTTGCTTATCGCATCTCCAACCATTATTTCTGTCTTATCGTCATCAAAGTTGTAGCATTTACGCATTTCTTCAATGCAGTTATTCATCTCTGATATTTTCATCTTCACTTCTCCTATCATCATTCCGTCAATAATCTATGCAATTCCAATGCCTCATCATCTTTGAGAAGCTTTCTGATATAAGTTTTTCCGTTATGGTTCTCAAATACCATCGCTATCGGTATATCTCCTGTTTCCAACCCTAAATCAAAAGCAACTGCCATTACTTCTTCCCCAGCTTTTTCAACTCTAGCTGTTGGAATTATCACATTTTTAGGAATTTCAAATTTACTCATAGTTCTTAATGCACCCCGTCATACCACATATATAATGTGTTCTTGTATCATAACTCATTGTGCAATCAATGCACTCGCCCCTCTTGATGCAGGTTTCCAAATATTCACATTTATCGCACTTTGTATCTTTCTCTTTATATTTCTTCGGCTTGTATTCCTTAAAATCCTCACACTCATAGTCTAAGCTTGTGTCATTTCCTTTGCTACAAATGTAAAAGGGGTATTCGTCTCCTGTTTCTTCATCGAAAATATAATCTTCTTCGCTGAATTTACATTTTGAACAATCATTCATAGTCACACTTCCGTTTCTGTATGTTGTTTTCCATTCCGGTTCATAACAATTTGTGCTATGAACATATTTCGCAATACCAAAAAGCCACACAATAAAGTGTTTAAGGCATCTTCTTCTTTTAATGCAAGTGGTACATAACCCAGGTTTACTCATCGTTGCTCACTCCTTAAAATCTCGGAAAATAATAATTGTGCCATCCGTTTTTTATTTTTTGCTCTGTGCACCAAGGCAAATACGCATCAAATTTTCTATCAAAATCCATATTTGCACTGTATTCATCCCAAGCCTTTTGATTTATTTTGAGCCTTTGTCCTGTTATGATATGGTCGATTAGAAAATATACGCCTAAAAACAAAAATGCGGCTCCTGCTATTACAAACATTGCTATTATTTGCATTTTCAAACGCTTCTAACAATTTATTTTTATCCCCTCTGTTAATATGGCAGTTTTATTCTCATTCAGAATTTTTGATAAAATCAGTTAGCGTTTTCACTTCTATTCACTCCTTAAAGTAATCTCTCAATGTTTGCCTGTCATGTTTGTTCCTCATAAACCTTTCAAAATCTTCCATGCACTCATTACATAAATCGTAAGTCATATTTAATATGCCACTCCTTGTGATTGAGTTCATACACAATAGCCCTACTTTTATCTCTTTTCCGCACCTGTCGCAAGCGTGCCATTCTTTACTGTGTTTCACTGTGAATTTCCTCCCAGTTCCTGCAAAATTCCTTGAATGTTTTCTCGTCCATCAGTTCAGCTATTTCGTGTAAGTTTGCGATTTTGATTTCTGCGTCTTGCTCATATTGCACATTGGCAACAAGGTCTATATTGACCATTGGAAGCCTCCCGGCATAATGTTCTATTTTATACGAACGGCATAAGCACTTTTCGCCATCAATCGTAACTTTAGCACATTCTGGGTGTCCTTCTATTGATTCTACTTTAAATTTATGCATATTACTCATTCTTCCACCAACTTTCTACCGCAGATAGGGCAATAATTGATATTTAATGCTCCTGCTCCGTATTCGTCTGCACTGTTGGTAAAAACAAGGGCGTTCTTATTCATAATTTTTCTGATTTCTATTGCATCACCAGACGGCACTATATCTTCGTCCTCTTTTGGTAAAAAAATCCCAGTCCGGCAATCCAATTCCTATGTCTTTGCAAAATTCGCACATACGCACACCTCAAATCCTCGTAAAAATGTCTAAATCATAGTTATCTCTGATATAGTCAACAACTTCTTGTAATTTGCTCTTTACAAATTCATCTTGTGCAATATAAGGGTGTGCGTAAAACATGCAGCTATCTTTCTTCCCCTCAGCCTTATACTTTGGACAATTGAATGTCATCGTAAACAATGGTATTCTTTTTAAATTTTTAGTCTTGTATCGGATGTACAGATTTGCTAATCTTCTCAAACTCATTCACCTCGTTCACTGTCAATGCCGTAATAAAGCCACAGTTATCATATCTTTTGCCGAGTTCACTACTTTCTGCTACTATTTCAGCCCACATTTTATCATCGGCAAACTTTATCTTGTCGATGTACTTCTTGTGAAATGTCCATATATCTCTATACATGCTAAAATAGTCCATTGTAGTCCTCCGTAATTCAGTGCCAATACTAAAAGATTGATGCGGTGTGGATTTGCACCACACATAATATACAATAGGCGTGTACCGACGCCTCGTTTTACCCTTCGTGCAAGTCTATGGGAACATCTTCCAAACTTATCCGCATCCATTGGTATAATGGGTAGCATTGCTTTCACAACCAATCAAGGGGATGTTTCACGCTATCTCGCTTGCATATATCGTTACGCAGTTTCACCGAGCGAAGTCTTGTATATCTGATTATCGTCTACCTATTCCGCCACACATCAACTCACATACCGGTTGGTTTTAGGAAAATACAGATAGCCAACAACTATATTTCCATTTCGCTTGTATGTGAAAACGCCAACAACAGGATTTGAACCTGTACAACATTTCTGTTGGACGGCTTAGCAAGCCGCTGTGATACCATTACACCATGTTGGCAAATTGGTGTGTGGCAAAATCAAGCTGCACATGGACTGGTTTCTGAAAGCTGTTTGTTGCTAATTACGGACGTCTCCCGCCTATTACTTGGCAAACATGCTACCAATCAACTTCTTTGTTTGCGTTACGCTATTTACCGCACACCAACTGGCAAGGTGGGGATTGAACCCACGACACATCGGTTAACAGCCGATTGCTCTACCAACTGAGCTACATGCCAATAGACAATTATGCCTAAATGACGCATGGGAGAATCGAACTCACGTCTCCGCCGTGAAGGGGCGGTGTCTTAACCACTTGACTAATGCGCCATGTCCGCTCTTTGTTTTACTTGCCGAGCGGTGGCAAGGCTACACGAAAATTGAATCAAAAAGGGGTATTGCTTTGCGCCTCATTCGAGGCAGTCGGAATAGCAGGATTTGAACCTACGACCTCTCCGTCCCAAGCGGAGCGTTCTGCCAAACTGAACTATATTCCGTAAGTGCAGACTGGGCGACAGCGAGAATCAGCAGCGTCGCAAGCTTCCCGGCTTATGTTGTCCGCACTGTTGCTATTCTTTTAGCGTGTTATGGAGCGCCGGGTAACTACAGCAACAAAACCCGAAAACCTATCGAGCCTTGTGACGGCTCTTAACAGCATTCCGCTAATAGGTGGAGTTTATGAAACAACATGACTTAAAAGTCCGATGGTCATTTGCATGACCAAACTGGGCTAGTCGGATTCGAACCGACGAATACAGCAGTCAAAGTGCTGTGCCTTACCGCTTGACGATAGCCCGAAAAATTACATGTCTTTAAACATCTACATAAGTGCCCTTATGGCTATGGCAAAAATCATTATGAGCACTATTATTATGCCGATTATAAATATCCCTAAAGCTGTCAGACCGAGAAATCTAATTATCCCCATTGCCTTTATCATGCCTTTCCTTGTGTTTAAATTGACATCTAAGCATATCTGCCACATGCTCACGCTCTGTGCCTATGCCGTGACCTTTGAGAAATAGAACACACTCAAATATGTTACCGCAACGCGAGCACTCATCATTTATCTCTCTGCCTTGATATTTCATTCAACGACCTCTTTATTGCCTCATCTAAGGCTTTTTTTGACTGTCTAGCACCTAAGTTCATGCCGAAACTGATTACCCTGATTAAAACCGATATACCGATTGCCACGAAGCACCATGCAGGAGCTTCAAGCATACATAAAATTCCAAATACTACCAAATCCGTTATCATATATCGCCCTCCTGCCTGTGATTAGCCCTGTAAGCGTCAAAGCCTTGTGGATATCTTGCCCTGAGCTTGTCAACATTCATCTGCATGACTTCATCAAGCGTGAAGTTGCACGCATCAGCTATCATCGCTAAGTACCACATCACATCGCCGCACTCTTTCTTCAAGTGTTCAAGGTCTATGCCGTTTTCGTGGAATATGCCCTTCTTGATAAGGTCTGAGACTTCCCCAGCCTCACCAGTAAGCCCTAATGCTCCGTTAAGCAACTGTGATACCGATATGTCACCCTGATTTGCGATTGCGTCCTCTAAACGCAATCTATTAAGTCCATCGTTGGTTCTCATCGCCAACTGCTGATATTCTTTGCCTGTCATATTTATTCTCCTTTATGTGGTAAGGGGCTTTTTATTTTTGTCGGAGTTTTTGGGACTTAGAGGGGACTTCTGACCACTCGTATAGACCCCCACGGGACCCATCACAGTTAACTTGGTGCTTGTTCTACTGTATCATACACAATTCTCAAACAATTTATACAATGGCGTTATTATTCCATTCTGTTCTGCTCAACTATTCGTTAAACCTAACTTTTGCGAATAGTTTACGTTAAGCCACATATCCGCAAACCCTTATAAATAGGGCATTTATGAATTGTATAAAATTGTGTGAAAACTCAATGTGATAAAACATCAATTATTGCTGTCAATCACGGAGCCATTATCGGACAACTCAAGCGGTTTTGGCTGCTGACCAAGCTGTATTAAGGCATCAGCTCCAAGGGCTTCTCTCTCCGTTCTCTCCGCTCTAGCTCCCGGCATATTCCAGCCGTGGTATCTGTTTAACTTAGGCAACACCTTCATAGGATTGAGCCGTCTATCCTTCATCAAGTTGAATAGACTCTCCTCGTTATCTTCGGCTATTTTTTTAGCTAAATCGGAACGCTGAGAACCAAGTACACCGTTTGACCAGTCGTACAACGTCTGTCTATTAATACCCGACATATCAAGAAAGCCCTTAATAGTCACCTCTTGACAATGACTATTACAGAGACGCTTATATATATAATTATAAACATATTCAACTTTGTCTATGTCATACTCATTATGAGTACCGTCTACTTTTTTAAGTACTTTATTACATGGAGTAAATAATAATATGTTTAACTCTGTAATTATGTCAGCCCATATAGACGGGAATATATCATTTTCATCAATACCATGTCTATCACAGTAATTAGTGACTATATCACTAGCGATAATACGCATATCGTCTACAGTTCTAATTGTCTGAATATCATAACTATTATTATCGTTACTCATAATATAATCACCTCCAAATCATAATCTTAATCTTAATCTCTCTCACACATGAGATTATCATATCACATGATTGGTGACATGACTATATACATAAAGTATATAAAATATAACTTTGGGGTATTTATGCATAGTACTTTGGTACTAATCGCATATACAGTATATAATTATATACGTTTTTTAAAAACCGATTATTTATTTACGCATTCCATTTAATCTTATCTTCTCTAATCTGATCTTCTCTAGGCTACGTTTTGTTGACAGTTTGTATACGGATTTTACTACGTTAATGTAATGATGTAGATTGTGTCCATGTGCCCGGCAGCCCTATATATTAATAAATATAATATAAGGGCTCAGGCTCTTAATCTATGACAGTAAATTTTATAATAATATACGATACATAAATAACTTAAAGACATGGGATTAAATAAGATACATTGTCAAGATATTAACAGAACGACAAAAAGACCACATAACGGATTGTTATTGGTCTAAATTTTTAGGTGTGTGAGATATGCGGTTGTCAATGTGCTATCTGCGATACTGCCATGAGTTAGTCGCCCTCGCCCGTCTATGATAATACCAGTTAGCCGTGGACTTGTCAATGCTTAAAATACATCAATATGATTTGTGATACGTTGACAATGTGCTGTAAATGGTGTACGATAATGGAGCCGTGAAGCGTTGACCGTTAATGTCGCTTGGTATCGTTATTAAATCGGTCGTGACTTGGCAGGAGCCATTTATTATTTAATTTAATAAACGCTTTACGGCATGAAAATAGCCCCGGAACGATTAACCTCGCCGGGGCTTGTTTTTTATTCTCCATATCCTGCCAGCCACTCACTCACTGAGGCATGAGCTTCTTCTACGGCTCGGTGGTCTTCTTCAAGCTCTTCACGCGACAGGCATATACTGTCCAGCCCTGCCACATGTCTCAGGTCAGCAAGTATCAGTTGATACTGCTGATTTGCCTTGTCGGACGTTGTGAGAAGTTCCTGCTCGTCTCTCGTCAATCCGACTGTGAACTTCTTGTGTATCAAGTCCCCTACTTGCTGTTTAAGTGGAGCCTGCTCCTTCTCCAGCACCTCAACCGCGATAATGTATTTCGCTAACTCCGTTATGTTCATAATTCATTCCTCCTGTATTTTAAATTCCCGGTTATCCGGGTAAAAGCAACCCGGGGAATCGAACCCCGGCAGTGCGCCGCCTTCAGCGGTTGCCTAACTGCTTACTGCAAACCGAGTGCCTCCAACTCGCTGCGTTCCCAGTCGCTGACAACACAGCGTATCGCCAGCTCTGGGTCATATCCGTACTTCAATGTACGGAGTTTTGAGCAATACTCATCTGCGCATCGCTCGATGAAATCACAATCACTAGGGTTAATTGTGATTGTGTCGTTCTCAAGAAGTTCTGGTAGCTCCCTGAGAACTTTTTTAATTTTTATAACTGCTGCTGGGTCGGCAGCTCTGTTTTCTCTTCTCCACTGAATTTTAAAATCCATGTGGACACCTCCCAAATTTTAATTTTTTCGTGCAACAAACACACGTTCGGAAATTCTTATCTTCTCCCTTCCGACATCATTATAATAACATAAGTGCATTAGAATGTCAAGCATATAATGCACTTATTTTTATTTTTTTTTGTATTTTTCAATTCGAACAAGCTCCGCGGCGACTACTTCCTTAATGAATGCGCCCGGCTTGTCAATTCCAAGCTCCGCCATTTTGGCGCGGGTCCCTGCTGGAAATATGACATTAATGCGGTCGTTATTCTTCTCATACCGCCGTACAGCGTCGCGCTGTGACTGCGGCGTTTTAGGTTCGTCTATTTTATTCATATAACAATACCTCCTGTCTTTTAATGTCTCATATTATAATATAAGTGCATGAGACTGTCAAGCCTATAAGTGCATTATACACTTTGCACAACATATAAGTGCATTATTTGTGAATGTTGCATATTGTATAAGTGCATTATATATGCTATTATAATATCAACGAAAGGGAAATAGAGCAGATACAGAACATGTGTTTGTTGTACCCAAAAACAAGGAGGTAATCAATTATGACAGATTTACAGCTTGAAGATATTAAAAAGACGATAAGGGCAGCCTTTAAAAATCAGTTCGGGTTTGCCCCGTCGGCAAACTCAATCGCAGTGCTTGAAGGCAGCTACGACCATGAACATGAGGACGGATGTACATGGTTTGAATTGACATTCAGTGTAGGCGGCAAGAGCTGGTATCACAGCACGAGAACAGGCCAATTAAAACGCATTGAGTGGGCAGATTAGCCGAAACGCTCCACTTTGGAGCGTCAGCCGTGGGATAGTCTCCCGGCTCTGATGATGGCAGACTAGAAAGGGAAAACATATGAGAACATATGAACAGGATTTGAAAGAGCTTAATATTTCAGAGGATGAATTTAATAACATAATTTCGCACATTTACGATAAAACGGCCGATGAAATGGCGGTACTTGCTAAGGCGATTAAAAGCGGCGCTCGTGTTCTTCCAGCTGTAAAAAGAGCATTTGAAAGAGTTCTTGCAATGCGACAGGCGGAAAGACAAGAAGTATATACTATTTATTATAACGATTTGAATACTATGTGTTATAGCTGTAAAAAATGCGGTATAAGTTGTAACGGTACAATTTGTAAAGCTTGGACGGGTTGTACAATGAAAAATTAAGTCGAAACGGCGGAAGCTGCCGCCGTCTGCAGGAACTGCCCCACCTGCACTGATGAGACAGGGCACGTAATGAAAGGATGGTTGATTTTATGACAAAAGCAGAATTGATGCAGGAATTTGAAAAGCTTCAGGACAGCAAGGGCGTGAAAATCGAGGGCATTTATTATAACAGCAAGAAAGGCGAGATAGAAAACGCCATCGAGTGTCTGAGATGCCCAGATGAACTGCTAGACAAGTATTTAATGCTTGTGAGCCTTAAATATGAGAATATCGGGCGTGCAATCGCCGAAAACGGCGACTTTAAACGCCACAGTCACAATAGGCTGTACGTTTACAACACGGCTAGAGCTATTCTGGCAAACTAGCCAAGTGGTGGCAGGTGCCAACGTGGGCGGTTCGATTCCGCCCGTCACTTTTCAGCCGATAAAATCGGCTAGATATAAATATACGGAGGTATTAAAAATGGGTTTTGAGAAACGACTTGATATTATTAATTTAGGAGGATGCACAGCTTCGACCACTGAATTACTTAATGCAATCGTGTCAAGTAACACTTACGGGTGTGCTGTTTACGTCTGCAACATGCCTAAAGAGGAAGTTGAGACATTGATGTATGCAGTTATCGGACGCTCATGGGAATGCAGCCGGCACGTTTCAGTTGTTGCCGGATGCGACTGGATTTTTGTTGAAAAAATTGAGGAGGACGACAACAGGCTTGCTCGTTATAAAATAAATGACGAGTGTTCAGAAGAACGGAAAAGAAGCATTTTAGAGTTTTACGGCTTGTAATTCTTGACCGCCGCAGAGAATGTCCCCGGCTCATTACCGGACGGCGGTATCAGCTCCGCTTTGGGGCTTGAAAATTTAACAAGGGAGGAGGCTCTGCGCCGTTGACACGTTCGGCACGTCCGTAGTATAATCGCATTGACAGTTGGGCGGTCATTTTGCCGCCGAGGTCGTGATTGATGCGTAAATTTCTGCTTTTGCAGATAAAAATTGAATGATTTTTGACACAAATTTGAGCAAAATTTGATTTCGGACTTTAAAATTTTGCTTCCAGTACCCGGCGGGTACAAAATAATTTACATTATAATTTTAAGAGGAGGTTTTTATAATGACAGAAGTGGAGAAATTAAACGAGTTAAAAGCCGCTTTAATTGAAGCGGGCATTGAAGAAAATAAGCTTGAAATAGCAACAATAGGTGATGACTGGTGCTCTATGCTTGAACTGAAAATAAAATTCAGAAAGTCTCTAGCTGTATACATAGGTTGCAACGGATATGGTCACGAAGGATTTTATTTTAGCTCGCCGTTTGTCGAGTTTTCACAATTTACAAGACCTTCTTACAGCTCAACTGTGGCTGAATGCGTCGAAAAAGCACTTTATTTCGAAAAATATTGTGAAAGGGTTCCAGAACCGGGAGAGTATGAGTTTAACGAGGACACCCTCGACAAAATTATCAAAATTGTTAATGACCTTAGCCATCATTTGGCGTATAAAGGATATTTGACGGTCAAGCTTGAAGTAAAAGCGGAGTTGGATAAAATAATTCCGCAGAATGCCAGCAATGGCGAATGGCAAAAAGCGATTGGCTACGCTTATAACTGCCTCGAAGCAGCTTCAGAAAATTATTACGATTAAAAAAAGGGGGGATAAAACCCTCTTTTTGTCGTTCCTTGACAAAAACATAAAAATGGGCTATGCTGTTACTGGATGTGGTAACAGCACGATTGTCACGTTCAGATTATGAAGCCGGGCACAGTTTCCAGGGGATATCAGGTCTATCTGCACCCATTCCGAGGGTAAAACTGCCCTCAAATCCGAACCAAATTTTGTGAAAATCTGAAATCGGTTTTCATAATTTGCGTTTAGGGTATAGGGGCGTACCAAAAATGTTGACCCGAAAATTTTAGGGAAATTTTTTGAAAAAAATATCGAGAAAATCAGACAAAATGACACTAAATCGAAGCCAAATTTCACAAGAATTTGACTTCGATTTTTTATTTTTCATTTCCATAGGTGGGGGCGATTAAAAATTTTTGCATTATTTTTTAACTTGATTTTGCGCCGTAAAAATCACAGACTTAGCCGCATAAACACTTTGACTAAGTTCGTATAGCATACGTTCCATGGTCATTTCCGGGTTAGTTCTCCGGATGTACTCTAATAACTGTTCTGCTGTCATACCGCCCTCCGAGATAAGCTTGACATAATATTGTCAAGCAAATAAATCAAATCAGTGCCGTACAAGCTTATCCAGTTGGCAAGGTATTCCTCCTGCTCAATCGGCATTGATATGTCATAACTAAAGCAAAACGCATGGCATAGCTCATGAGCGATTATACGCCTTAAATAAGCCCCTTTAGGTGCAAGTGATACAAATATACTCTTGCGGTTCCAATCAGTCACAGCAAGGCTTGTAGTGCCGTCTGAACGCAATAAATTGGGACTTGTGCCGTTTACAAATATTAAATTCCAATCAATGCCGTTAATTGTAAACATATTATACCTCGCAATGGCAGGGACATTTTTCTGTCCCTGCCTCATAAATCACATCTTAGTCAACAGGATTGACATTTTGCTCTTCATAAGTGAACGCTCTTCTGGTGTCATGTCGCTTATCATGTCGGTTAAGTCTGTCGACAGTTCTTTCATGTACTCATCAAGTGACTGCATTTTTGCGTCCTTATCCTGCTGGGTGTTAGTCTTGTGCTGTTCCTTGGTCTCCATGTAATGCTTGCGGCTCATGCCACTTCTACCCTCACGCATATCACGTTCCGTAGAACTGCCGCCTCTCGGCTGGTCAATCATTCCCATGCGGTCTGACATGTCGGTGTAATACATTCTACCCCGGCTCAATCTGTCCATGTCTCTCATGCGCTCCATGCTGTCATAATCCATATCTGTCATATCGCCCGGGTATCTGTGCCAGTATGGTGGTTCTTCATAACCACGCCTGCCGACATAGGTCCCTTTGCCCTTTGGCGCATATCTGCCGGTTGTCTTGTAGCGGTATTCATCGTAGAAGCGTCTGCCATCCTCTTCGCCATATTCGGTTTTTAGCATTCTAAGAAGCTCTTTGTTGTACTCTTCTTCCTCTTCATCAGCCTCTTTCATTGACTTGACGATAACAGCGCGATATTCAGCTTCGCACAAGTCCTTAATCATATCGACCGCTTCGCCCATTTCCTCTGTGTTGACATTCTCAACACCTTTATCAAGCTCGCATAAGGCTTTCTCTGTAAGACATTCAATCATTTTGTGGATTCTTTCAATGTGCATACTCACACCCCCTTACGCTTCACGGACAGCAATTAAGTTACTGTTCTGTACCTCAATAGCCTGTGTAGATGTATTCTGCACCGCTACTGTACTGCAACAGCCGCAAGGTACATCAACATATGCTTGTGCTGATACATTAAAGAAATTCTCAACTGCGGCTGGTGTTACAATCATTTTTGTAGACTGTAAAGGCTCTCCATCTACTGCGATGGCAAGTGAAATAGCTTCTACTGTGCCACCTGTAGGTATCTGAATATTGCCGGAATACGATACTAAAAATCTAGCCTTGCACTGATTTGTAATACCTCTTAACTTGATAATTCCGCTTCCCTGTCTGTGGACTATACATTTGCTACCGCATACCGGTGTTTCTGTAAATGCAACATCTTCTCCAGCGGCAACTGTTTGTAATGCAATTCCTGTAATTTCCATTGTTTTTACCTCTCTTTCTAAAAAATAAGGGCAAACCATACAAGTCTGCCCCATGCTCCCGACATCAATGTCGGTACCAACGTAATACTGCTTAGCAGACATAATCTTTCGAGTTTTCTTTCGAGTGGAACTCAAAAGCACCCAATCCGATTAAGATACTTGATTATTCAGTTGTTTAGCAGCCACAACCTGTATTGCAACCACATCCATAAGCATATCCGTAAAGGTTGCTTGCCGGGAATGATGGTACTGGTGTAGGCCTTATAGCGTCGATTATCTGATTTGTCTGTGCTGCCATTGTGGTAGTCAGAAGTGCATTCTGTCTATCCTGTGAAGCAGCTCTGCGTAAATCATTATTCTCTGCCTGTAATGTAGCTATCTTGTCATTAGTCAGGAAATCAAGGATAGCTCTCGTTCCTGCGTTCTGACTGTCGATAATATCTCTTGTGTTATTATTCATTGTGTTCTGTAAAGCGCAGGTGTTAGTTGCCATATTGTAGTTTACACCCTGTATAGCTTCTCTCGTCTCACAGCAGCAGTTAGCAAGCTGTGCCTGTAAAGCATTGGTATTCTGCATGTTAGCAACTGTATCAGCGTTAATAGCCTGCTGGATGCCATAGCCGGTCTGCATGATATTTGTGTTAATACCATTAAAGCCTGTGAGCATACTGTTGTTCATAGCATAAAAGCCATCACAAAGTCCGTTGGAAATGCCGTCTAACTTGCTGATAACTGCCGAATTGTCGAAGCCTCTCTGAATATCAGCCTGTGTCGCATATCCCTGTAATGCTCCACCATTACCGCCAAATCCGCCAAAGCCACCGCCCCAGCCGCCAAATATTGCAAAGATTACGACAATGAACCAAAGCCATCCGCCATCTCCCCAGCCATTGTTATTACTGTTGCCGTCAATGCTTGCTACAAGTGGTACACTGGCACAATTTGAATTAAACATATTAGTTACCTCCATTAATTTATTCATAAAGATGTCACCCAGGTAATTTGCAAAGACATCTAATATGCTACTAATTATTAAATCTGGTTTTTATCTGATTAAATACATCATCGGCATTTAAACCTTTTTCCTTGCACAAGTTCCTTGCAAGCTGTTCAATACCCTTAGTGTTTCCCTGTTGTGCCATGCCGATAGCGTTTTTAGCCATAGGGTTTGACATAATCTGATTATTCCCCATTATTTGCTGTATGAACTGTTGTGGATTGCCGCCACGCATCATTTGAATTAACTGCATTGGGTTTATCATGCCTCGTCACTCTCCTTTTTGCTTTGCGATTGCGAAGTTTTTCTCTGCGTCCCTAAAGCTACCTTGTTTTCCAACTGCTCAATCTTGACTGATAAGTCATCGAAGCGTTGCATAATGCCTGCTGTAACTTGCTCTGATAGGTCAATTTTGAGTTTTTCCGTATCAAGTGAAGTATTTACCGCTTGCACAGATTTATTGTCTATTTGGGGCTTATACACAATCGTCTTAATTGTTCCATCAGCGTTCCAACCCTTGACGTATATTTCCGACATATCTTGCTTAGGGAAGAATGCCATTGAGCCGTCCATAGGCACTTCATTAGCGTTGATGTTCTCAACGGACTGCACCATTCGCCCATTGATGCCTACTGGCTGTTGCTGGTATGTTCCCTGCATCTGTACCGGCGCTTGTTCCTGAGGCTGATACCTTGCCGCCTGCATTTGCTGTAAGTATTGTGGATAACCCGTGTACTGCTGTGGATAATAGCTCGGAATGTTATAAGGATTATTGTATTGAGGACTGTTCATTTGCATTTTCTTCTTCTACCTCCTCGATAGCTTCGCCAACTGCGTGAATAATAAGAGATACCGTCATCAGGTCTGCTTTTTGAATTTCCTCTTTCGCGAAAATCTTCTCAATCACCTTATCTGACAACATCGGTTATCCCTCCTTTTGCTTATATTTTGGCATAAAAAAAGCCGCCTAAAGCGACAGCTTGGCGACATAAAAGCGACAAATGTTCAATTTTCCCTTTGAAAAAACGCGATAAATACGGCATTAGCACTAGCATACCGCCGTAGGAACCGCATACAGTAAGTGCTAAAAATTCTTTAACTGTATCTCAATATTGCCATTGACAATGATTACCTTGTCAATTATAGTTTTTAATATCATATTTTTTTGTTTCTTGTCGATGCTGTCCCAAACATCGGCAAGTTTTTTTATTTCATCATATACGATAGTGTTCTTTTGCTTGACGGAAAAGTTTTTCCGTTCTTCCGATATATTCTCCTTAATCGCGGATATATTTGCTTCAAGCTCTTTAATCATGCTCAACACTGTGTCGTTGCCATCCGCATACAAGCCGTAAAGCCTTTTTAATTTTGCCTGTTCCTTGTCAAGCTGTGACTGCATAATATCAAGCTTTGTTTCCTTCTCCTTAGGCTTGTACGATGATAAGTCAAGCGATATTTTAAGCATTTCTTTCTCGACTTGCTCCTCTATATCATCCGCCCATTCAAGTGAATTATTGCAGTCCGGGTTGTGGTTTGGCAGATAAGACATAGCCTTATTTCTTGACATGCAATATATCTTGTGCTTTCCGTGCGTCCACTTCTGATATCGCATGGCACATCCACACACACCGCAATAACACAGCCCGGTCAATAGGTTCGGTTCGGTTATACAGCTTGCCTTATTAAGACTTCGGGATTTTCTCAACTGTTGAGCAAGCTCAAACCGTTCCTTATCGAATATAGGCTCATGCAAACCTTGATATATCTTGCCCTTGTATGGTATCATGCCGATGTTGACAGTACTTGTAAGTATACGATTGACAACACGCTCTCCTTTATATCCGCATATTTCGCATATCATCGCATCCGAATATCCACTTATATACAATTCAAGTGCCTTATTTGCCTGTTCTTTGCGTTCTGCAATAGGGATTAAGATTCCACTATCCTTGTCATAGCTGTAGCAATAAGGCAGATTGCCACCGCCCATCCAGTAACCTTGCTTGACACGTTCAAGCATACCGCCACGCATACGCAACATCATTGTATTCTTGTCAAGCTGTGCAAATACCGCCATCATCTGAGTATATGCCTGTTCCATCGGGCTGTCGTAGCTTACGCTATCATGTACGCACTTGAACTGTACGCCGTTTGGCTGGAATATCTTCTCAATCATATATAGACCGTCAATCATATTCCTTGATAATCTGTCGAGCTTAAAAGCCACTACGCAAGATATCCTCTTATGCTTACAGTCAGCAACAAGCCTTTGAAGCTCAGGGCGGTTCATATTCGTTCCGGTGTAGCCATCGTCAACATACCAATCTGTCACAATCAGTTCGTTCTTGGAGCAGTAGTCAAGAATATCTCTTTTTTGGCTTTCCAGCCCGTTGCCTTCTTCGGCTTGCTTTTCCGTTGATACTCTCATGTACGCAACACATTCCATTGTTTAACCTCCTTTAAAAAGAATGTGCCGTACTTATCGCGTTACGGCACATTTTACTCTTATGCTTACTGATTGTCAATTATTGATGCAATCAGCTCTTTAGTCTTGTCCGGCAATTTGATTTCACCTGCCTTGATTTCCTTACCATTCTGTGTCACAATCACCATGATTACCCCTCCAATCTGCTGATTTTTGACTTAATTCTTTCAATTCGCCTGTTCACTGTACGATTGCATACCGATACTTGTTGTGCAATCTCCGTTATCGTTTTACCTCTTGCAAGAAGTTTAAAAACTTCAATCTCTTCTTCTGTGAAGTTGGCGTTGTTAATAATTTTATCAAGCTCCGGCTTAGTCAGCTTCGACAGCTTCATAAGCCGTTATTCCTCCTATTCTCTCTCTTTTCTTCGCCAGTTAAAGTCCAAGCCGCACTCTTCACGCATGGTCTGTCTCATGTCCGCCCAACTCACATCGTCATCGGCAAGGCATTCTGCCTTGCTATTAAACCTATCCATAAATCGGTTTAATCTTGAACGCCCGAAGTCAAACTCATCTCGGAGCGTGACCGCTGATAACAGACATATAGAATCAACAACATTGTTCTTTATTCTTCGTGTACATGCTTCTAATTCTTCATGTGATACTTTAAGCGGAATAAACTCAGCGTTCCTCTGCTTCAACTCCTTAACTGCTTCGTCAATGCCGTATTTCTGTGCAACATCTAATATCCACGCCGCACCCGACATTCTATATTCGTGTATCTTCTTGTCGCTCTTAGCCATTGTCTGTCACTCCTCACATTCTTTCGCATTCCAATTCATCAGTACTCACATTAAAGTACGTTGCTATCTTATCTAACGTATGCGGTCTAGGGTATGTTTTGCGACATAAATACTTGCTCACCTGTGCCTGAGACAAGCCTAAATCACTAGCAAGCTTAAACTGCGACACCTTTTGCCGTGCCATAAGCACCCGGAGATTGTCAGCGAACCTCGTCATATTTTACTCCGTTTCCGGCTGCATTTAACCCAGCTCTGTAACCCTCTTCGTATGCTTCAATGATTGCATTGTTTTTACTTGCTCCCACTATCAGAAATGTTGCCATAGCCGATAATATCGTTCCGGTCAAAAAAGCTATTGTCGTTGCCATCAATAGTTATACCCCCTCCATTTGATTTTGCACTCCTCGCATAGGCAGGAGCTTTCTGTGCGCGGCACTTTCCCGCACATAGTACACAACCCTTGTGCCTTAAGCCGCTTTCGTCGTGCCATAACCTCGTCTGATTTCTTTCGTCCGCATATTTCGCAAGTTACTCTGCCTGGGCGTGCTTTCCTTGTCTTGCATATTGTACATAATCCTGCTTTCAGTGCTATTTTCCTTGCGTATTTAGTCATTTCACTATCAGTTTTCAAGCAATTTTCGCACTTTGAAAGCTTGTAATTGTCTGGCAGTTTAGCTCCACAATATGTACATTCATGGTTCGCCTTGCGTTTATAATATATTTCGTTAGCCACCGTCTTTATCTCCTTTCTGTATTATTTTTCGCTCCATCTCTTTGAATTGTTCGTCCGTATATCCTCTCTGTGAAAACTTGTTAAACGTGTTCTTTGTCCTTGGTGTTGAGCTTTGGGTTGTGCTCATACTCACCATCTTAGCCGGGTCATCTGTGTAGGCTCCGTTAGGCTTAACACCTATCTGCGATTTTTCCTCCGTGTACAGCGTTGGCTTATATCTGTCCTTAGGTATGGTGTTATGTAGCCGCCAATGCTTAATTACAATGACGTTAGAGTTAGGGAACGTCAGAATATACCGCTTGTCAATCAACATCTGCAAGTCCTCGCTTGACGCCTGACATTCCCTCGCAATCCTCTTAGGTGCATCCACAAAACCGTCATCATCCGCTCTCATGCACAAGTGAAAAAATAAACCCTGCGCCGATATTGGCATATCAAGGAACGCATCCGAATCTATTAACTTTTTTGAGAACATTCTCTTGTCTGCCATCACTTAATCTCCTTTTTCGTTTGAAATCTCGGTTTTATGTCCGGGCAACCTATTCCTTTCTTTAATTTTTAGTTATTGTTATTGTTATACCTTTTTCTTAATGTGTTCTGCACCTTATTCATTCCTTTAATGCCACCGACAATAAAAGCTATTTCTGCTCTATTTTCTGTCGCTTTTGTTTCTGCTTCCATATCGTGCAGTCCGTATTCAGTCTGAATAATTTCATTTGCAGTAATTCTTTTTAAGATTTCTTCACATTTCTTCTTACTTAAAATCTTCATTCTGTTTTGTCTCCTTTCAGCTTTTCTGCTATCTGCTTTACTTGTCTTATGGCATTTTCCCAAGTTGCACCCTCGGTTGGTAATCCGCTTGACATAGCCATTCCGAAAAAGCGTTCGGTGATGTTAGAAGTCAAATCATCAACAGCCTTGTTATATTCTTCTTTAAGCAGTTTCTTTGAATTATCCATTTGAATATTGCTTGATTTAATTTCATTGAACCAATTTTTCTCCAGTGTTCTGTAATGCTCTATCAACTCAACTTTCTTAAGGTTTTTCAAATAAGAATCCGAAAATGTGTATGCACCAATAGGAATATCACTCATTCGCTTTCACCCACTTTCAATAAATCCATAAACTTCTCATACTGTTTCTGCGATATTTTATTGCACTTCTTATCGTCTCTAATTTCGATTTTAAGGTGTTTTTCTGCTATATTGGATAATTCCCTTGCAAGGTTCTTTCTTCCCTGCTGTATGCCCTGTGTGTAGGTCTTAGGCTGTTTATATTGCCCTGTCACGAGTTTTCCTATTGATTGGCTGCCTGCGGTCACGTTATACATCTGGAAGCCATCATCCGCAAATGACTTAATTGTTGCAATCTCTCTTTTGTCCAGCTCACTCTTAGGGCAAGTCTTAAATGCCAGTTTCCAACCATACGGATTTTTCTCACTATAAAATCCATGCTTTTTAAGGCTTAATGCGATATGGTCGTATTCACCTAAATGAGAAGCACATCTCTCACACAAATTGATTGCTTGACCGCAATACGCCCGACGAATTTGTGCCTCATCAGTCCTATAAAACACATAAATACCGCTTGAATATGGAATGTTCGGGCAGATTTTTTTAATTCTGCCCTCTCGTTCTGTCTTAATTGCGTATATCTGTTTATGACTTGGTTTTTCCATTATTTTTACCTCTTAGTGGAGTAGTTAATATTCTTTCAATGTCCCACCCCAATTCCTTTCTATGTAATAGACAATGAGAAGTAGTCCTTAATCTTTCTGCCCATTCAACAACATGGAGTTTTTCTCCGTTATATTCCCATATTGGAGAATTTGATATATTTCTACATTTTGCGCTACAATATACCGCTTGATTAAAATGACCTCCTCTTTTTGCATTAAAACTTTCCCCGCATATAGGACAGATTTTCGTGTAATCTTTTGCGTTTGGGTGCGTTTTGGCTCTTAACTTAAAACCACATTCATAACTACAAGTTTTTGCTCCGTTCCTAGATGAAACTTCATATTTTTTTCTGCAAATAGGGCAAATTCTATATCTTTCTTCATTTGGAATAGTATCTCTCTTATTTCTTGCCTGAACTTCATTTGTAACAAACCTACAATTTTCAGGGCAGTAATCGCCATTTACATCTATCCTGTCTATTGTCAATACATTTATATACTTGTCTGTCTTTTCTTCTTTGTAGCCATTAGCAACTGCCCAATCACAAAAAGTTTTTGGATTATTCAGCCATTCATCACACATTTTTATACCCCTACCGCCATAATCCTTGTAGCTCTTGGCATTTTTGTTGTAACATCTGTATTTAATACTCTTCCATAAAGGATATAATCTACTGTGCTTTGCAGAAAGCCCGTGAGTTCTGTTTATTGCTCCCACTTTTTCTTTGTGAAGGCAACCGCAGGAGGTTGTTTTTCCACTTCTCAAGTTTCCGTGCCAAACAATAGTTTCATTCCCACAATCGCATAAGCAATTCCACCGCTTAACTTTCTTTCCGCTTTTTGTAACATGGTCTTCTGCTCTTTCCAAAACAACTAATCTTCCAAATCTCTGACCTGTTAAATCAATTCTGTTTCCCATAATTCTACCTCCGTTTCTATATAACTATTATATAACTTTTATATATAACATTCAATAGAAAGTTATATAACTTGACTATAACAATTATATATGTTACAATCTCCAAAAAGGAGGATTTGTCAATGGCAGTTTCTAAGGGTAAAACAGGTGTTCTTGTGAATATGGATAAAACCCTCAAAGAGAAGTTGTCCGAACTCGCAAAGAAACAAAATCGCAGTTTAAGCAATCTTATTGTTACTGTTCTTCAAAACTATGTAGAGGATACCGCTGATAAGTAGGCGGTATCTTTTAATTTGACTTAGGATTGACCTTTAACAGTCTTTTCTTATTCTCCTGCTCAATTGCCTTGGCTCTTGCTATGTTCTGATTATTCAAGGATTGTCACCTACCTTTAATTTCTCCCCTATTTCGTTAATTTCTTCCTCAATAACGACAAACTCATAGGCTTCTTTCACGGCTTCAACTGTATCATCGACAGCCTTATTGTAAATGCCATTAAGTAAAAGTGCTACAGTGCTACGTTTATATTCTCTAAGCCGTTTTAAACTCTCTGCAATATCAACAAAAGTCTGTAGCTCCGCTTTGAGCTTGATGTTCTTGCTTTTCTCTTCGCAAAAAGCTATCTGCTCATCAATCGTCATCTTCTCCCACCTCCGTATACTTGTCCCAAGCTTCATTAAGCGCCTTGGCTCCATCATCGTCATCCGTAACAATAATCGTGTACTCGCCTACCTTAGTCGAGATAAATCCTGCATTGCTCTCCTTAAGCATTTTAATTAATGTCTTGACTAAATTATCCATTTTCTTTCATCTCCTATTCATTTTGCTTTTAACCTTGTCCAGTTGACGTTTTAATTTGCCATCATATATCTCAACTTCGTAACCTGATAAATAAGAAACAATATCACTTGCTTTCTTGTTACCCTGCGTGATGCAAACCGGTACTCCGTCAACTGAAATCACCGTCTTGTATACGCTGTTGTACTGCTTAACCCTTGTCTGCGTTATATTCATGGCTCATCGCTCCAATCAAATTCTATTTTTCATTTAATTTAATTTACCTCCAACCAATGCCCCTTAAAATCGTCCGTTGTTATTGTCATAACCATGTTCTTGTACCTAAGTTCAACTTTATCGCCTTTATAGACATAATCCCATTTCTGCTGCGGATAGCAATAAATATAGCACGGATATAGCGTGCCAAACATATACATAACTGTGCTTCTAGGTCTAGCTTTCATTTGTCGCACCTGCCTTTACTATCTCTATTGCCGTATCCCTAACAATGAGGTTGTGGTTCATTACTGTTCCGTCGCCAACATCTATGTTTGCATTAAAAGCCCATTCGTTAATTTCTTTTACAACCTTATCAACATCATAGGCTGTTGGCTGTTCTTGTATATCTCTATAATCCAATACATAATTATCACATTCTTTACAATGCGATACATCTCCTGAACAATCGCCATTATAATTGCAATGAAAATTCATTTTTTCTGCATCAATCAAGCGTGCCATATATTTCGCCTCGTCTTTCTGATAAGTCTTTTACCTCTATCTCCACGATAATACCTATTATTTAATGTGCTTCTGTTAATACCAGTAATATCCGACCATTCGGAAATAGTATGAATTTCTTTGTCAATTTGGATATATAAAGTATTTCTTCTGTTGTTGCACTGCGTTTTCATATCAACCCATCTACAATTACTAGGCTCATAATTTCCGTTTACATCAATTCTGTCAAGCGTAAGACCTTTTTTATAATGACTTTCTTCAACCCATTTTTCAAAGTTTTCAATGTTTTTCCACTCATCGCAAACTTTTATACCTCTGCAGCCATAAATATTATAATTTGATGATTTTTCTCTATAGCATCTTTCTAACATAGATTTATAACTTCCATACCAAGGCTTATTGTAAAATGTTTTTCCTTCAATCAGCCTCATCGTTCGCCCTCCTGTTCCAGTGTCGAATAGCTTCTTCGTCAGTGAAAAACGCTTTCCCCATAGTAATATCGCACTCTTCGTTAGTACAGCCGACAGTCACCGTTCCGTATTCAGCATTAAAGATTATAATTTCTGCTTTTCCACCACAAAACGGACATGGTTTTAATTCTTCATTCATTCTTCATCGCTCCAATCTAATAATCTTTCATACTTCATTCTCCAAAATCCAACTTCTGACCACAATTATCACAATATTTCACAGGTACTTCGCCCTTTTCTAATATTGATTTTATGTGCGGTTCAGGTCCTACGAATTTTCCGCAAGAGCAATAGTAGTCCTTATACTCCCATCCCATAGCACTCCTTTCTATTCTCGTAGGTTTCTTCGGTATCTGCTTTTCAAGTGCCTTAATCGCCATTTCGTTAGCCTTGTAATCATCTTCTGTAAACTTGCAGTCGTTGTTCTCATCCTCAATCTGCATAAACAATCGCATATTTTTCAGTTTTTCTACTGCTTCGCTCTCTGTCACGAAACCACCTTCTTACTCTTGTTAATCCTTGTAGTCTTACGCTTCTTCTTGCTTCCAACGTAACGGCTACCGCCTGTCGGCTTGCCATAAATAAATGCACTCATATTACCATTCTTAGACTTCATCTTCTCTACCTCCCAGTGCTTCGATTGCCATGTTAATAGCTTCAATTCTTTTTTTGTTTATCATTGTAAGCTCTCTTTCCCTCGCTTTGCTCAATCCCAAGTAATCGCTACTGTATACTGCTATTGCATTTATTAGCAGTTTTTGTTCATCACGAAGAATTTCAATTGCTTCCAGAATGCCCAAATTATCCCCTCCTAGTTCAATCGCCAAAATTGTATTCCTTTAGTCGCTTGCTTTTCTCATACACTGTGCATTCATTGCCTCCCGGACACGGTCTTCTGTGCCCGGTTATCAATATGTACTGACAGAACCTATCACCGCCTTCGAAGCTTATGCGGCAACTGTATTTACATGTGCTACATTTCTTTTGTTTCGCCATGCTGTCTCATCTCCTTAGTTAAAGGGTAAACCTGTATCTTCTACACCCAATGGCAAATTCATGAAGCCGTCACTTGCCATTGCCGGGGCAGACATATTTGAAACCGGCTGGCTTGGACTGCTGCCGTTAGCGTTCTTACTCTCCGCAAACTCGTATTCCTCAACAACAACATCTGTGGTGTACACCTTATTGCCGTCTTTATTAGTGTAACTACCAGTCTGAATACGTCCGACAACTGCAATCTTGATTCCTTGATGAAGATACCGTTCAATGCTTTCTGCGGTTTTGCCGAACGCCGTACAGCTTATGAAATCCGCCGTCTGCTGTTCACCGTCCTTTTTGTACTTCCTGTCAACTGCAAGTGTAAATTTTGCAGTTGTAATATTTGTCGCTACGCTTACCCTGATTTCCGGGTCTCTCGTCAATCTTCCCATTAAGATAACCTTATTCAATGTCTTATCTCCTTTTCTTATCCCATTTTTTCATGAGCTTCTTGTTCTCCCGATACAAAAATCTCATGCTATCCTTTTCACTCTCAATTATTCGAGCTCCATTAGTTTTGCGGTTGCTCGTCACTTCCGCCTGGTATTTCTCACATTTATCGTGGTACGCCCCACAACCTCTGTTAGGGCAGTCTCGACAACATTTCATTCGTCTAGCTCCTTACGCTGATTTCCTCCGCTTCTGATTGAAGCCACTTCAGTAAATCTCCATAACTGTCATGAATTTCTTCTTCCTGCCCGGTATCAAGGTTATAGATTGACTTATATGGTTCTTCGTGTCTTTCAATATCGCACATGTTCGTAAGCCATTCCGCCAACTCTTCATCTGACATATTTCTAACCCTGTCGGCATTAGTCATTCTACTGTCACATCTGCAGCAAGGCTCATTGTCTCTTGAACTGTTGTTGTGCTGGCAGTTACAGGTATTGTTGCTATCCTGTGCTTTTTGCTTATCAACCGCCTGCATTACCCACACCTTTTTAATTAGTCCCATTTCAGATGGAATTTTTGATAATTCATTCTTTAATTTTGATTTACTAATCAAATCATTCATTTTCTCAACCTCTCAATTCTTCCAATTTCTTAAATTAAGTCCGCCACACCTAATACAATAAAACTTTTTATATCCTCTGGCATATTCACACAAATAACCACAATGTCCGCAATATTCTTTTCCGTTTCTAACTGATATTTTTTTAGGTTCTGGCACATTTTCCCTCTCGAACAGCTCTCCGTGTTTGCATTCTATACAATAATCGTTTTTATACTTGCAAATATTACAATCAATCATTGTTGCACCTCAATTCTTTCAGTTTTGCTTCCGCTTCGGATTTTGCGAGGAATACTGTTTTACCAATAGATGATAACGGATATGTAAAAAACTTTTCTACTTCAAAATATGCACAATCAGGACCGCAATCTGGGTCGACCCATTTATGTAACCATTTAGCCTTTACTTTCAACTTGATGTAATTGCCGTTGCTGTTCTGCCTAAATGAAACAACCTTTGCTTCAAAGAATAACGGAATTTCCTTAACTTCTTCAAATTCCATATTTTTGGTAGGGATAGTTTCACTGTCTACATAAGCTATATCACCCACCTTACAAGGCAACTTGATAAGTCTGCCCTGTTCTTCTATGTCCTCGTATTCTTTCAGCTTTTCTCTTAAATCAGCCATAGCCCATAAATTGCGATAAAACAAGGCTAACAGTCCTATCTGACTATCCACTTCAACCGCCAGCATTTCACCCATATAGTCGTCAAATTCTTCATCTGACATATCGGATAAATCTTCATCGCACATATCTTTTACAAGATTTTTGACAAGCTCTCGGCTATCAATATCAAGTTCATAATCCCTGTATTTTGCCTTACATTTTTCATCTGCATAACAACTGTTATACGCTAATTCAAGCATATTCATATCAGATGTCGGCTTATTACTTGTTAATCTCTCCATTCCGCTCCTTTCTACCACACAGGGTAATAATTTCCGTTATCATCCACAATCCACCAACCTGTACTGTAAGTGTTAGTTAGTGGGTCGTAAACTTTTCTGCCTTTAATCATTCTTTTTTTTCTCTATTTCCTTGAGTTCTACAAAGCCATCAGTAATAGCTTCTTTAATAATCAAAGTATTGTATCTTTCAAGGCTGATTGTTATTGTTTTATCCTCACACTCTCTTATATTTCCTAAAATATCTTTGTATTTAGCCATATAATCTCCTTTCTAAAACGGACACTCACTAAGATTTTTTAATCTTTCAAAACCGACATATCATAGCCACTTTCAATGAATTTCAATGTCTTTTTGTGATTGCAAGCATTGCCTAAGTATGTATAAATCTTCTCCATGTCTTTTTCTGAAAAATCTGTACCAAGGTAATCATTTACTCCTGCAAGGATAAAACTGTGAAATTCATCATTTTTTCGCTTTGTACTGTATGGTTCTGTCTTGTAAGCAGGTCTTGAAAGCCACTCTAAAACCTTGCATTTAACATCTTCCTTGTCGTTACAATCTCTTAAAATAAAATATGTGTTACTTACGATATGTACTATAAGCTCTCCATTATGGTTAATAACGCTCCTTGGAAAGCAATCCATCAGTTCTTTTATATCATCCCAATTACTTAAAATGGTGGTTCATCTCCTTTCCTTAAAATCCAACTCTTGCCCTGTTCCGCAACGTCCACATTCGCCCCATTTACAGCATTTTTCATTTTCTCAATAAAACTATCCTTATCGGCATTTTCACTCGATAAATGGCACATTATGACATTTTGCAAGCTGTCTGAATCGTTAGTCCTAACAAAATCACAAGCTGTATCAATGCTTAAGTGACCTTTGAAAACGTGATTAGCTTTTGGATTGTCAGTATCAACTAAATCCTTGTCATAGTTCACGCCTAAGAGAATGTGGTTTATATCCTTGAAACGCCACTTAATAACTTCACAATCCGTTATGTAAAGCATTTTCCCCATTTCTGGGTGTGTAATCAGAAATCCGAATATCGGGCAAGGTTCGCCATTTGCGTCTGTATGTGTCCAATTCCCGTCCAATGTCTGTAGTGGAAACGGATAAATTGTGAATCCGCCATAATTCTTCTTGTTATAGTTTCTCTGGTAGGGTGCAAATACCGGTATTGACATTTTTTTAAAATTGTCTAATGACTTGCTGTGGTCAAGGTGTTTATGGGTGCATAACACACCCACAACATCTTTAATGTTCCAATCTAAGCCTTTTTTAATCTCCTTGATGCCGATACCACAATCAAGGATAAGCGTTTCTCCGTTGTCTGCGTGCAACAGATAGCAGTTACCGCTACTGCCAGTTGAAATACATTTAAGCTTCATCCAAAAACCTCTCAACATATTCGTTCCATTTTTCTATTGCCTTTTCTTTCGTGGCTACATTATGAAAGAACATCTTCTTTGCGTGTACTCCATCGTTTAACCTGTATCTCGGACAGCCAGAACTATATCCCATAAAAAATCCGTCTGGCTCATTTCTAAGAACAACAGCTTCAGCACCACATATAGGGCAATTTCTTAGCCCTTTCATACTTCCACCTCATCATCTTTCGGGAACTGGAAATAATTCTGTGTCATCTTATCAAAAACAGTTTCCGACAAACAGTTTACGAATGAAGTACCTTTTTCAGTATTTATTATCGTTTTTAAAAAAGCGACCTTTTCGTGCTGCTCTCTCAACATTTCCATAGCTTTCTCTGCCTTTTCCTCGGTCGAGTACTCCGCAAGCGCCTGTGAATCGGTAATCAAGTTGCTGTTAAAGAAGTAAATCTTCTTGTTAAGCCTGATAACCGCCACATGCTCGTATGGCACATCTGTTGTTCCATCCTGACTAATTATTCTCATGCTTACCCTCCATGATTTCCTTTAAAACTGCACCAAAATCACTATTGGTAGCGGTAGAGCACTTATCAGGGCATCCAATAGCCTTATTCAGTATCATATTAAAGAGTTGCTTATCACCATGGAGCACTTTTTCATATATCGCTTTGGTTAGAACTCCCCAATCGGCTATAATGTCCGCACCCTTACCGTCAATCGTTACTATTCCCTTGTTACTAGTAATCATATAACCTCCTATTCTGCCGTCATAAATGGCGGTAACTCCGTCTGCTCTGTTGACTGCTCCTTGGTTGTTTCTATTGCCCTTGCACTGGAATTATCTTCTATGAACTCAACTGTATTAGAGTTCTCGTCAATCTCAGCCTGTGCAAGCTGATAAACTTCGTCCATTTCAACCTGTGCCTGTCTTGCCATTGGGTCATAATTCTTAGGGTATTTCCTCGTTGCATTGTTGCACATTTTTCTCTGTATCATGCTCTCCGGAGTATCAAGCCAAGCACCGCTGATAAATGGTTTTGCAATTTCACATTCAAGCATTTCATCAACCGTCTTGCACATTCTAAGAGTGTTAAGAACTTCATCTTTTTTTGTTTTAATTTCGTCCTTCTGCTTTGCCGTAGCCTTATATCTGTCCTCGCAAACCCCAAAAGTAGCATTCATCATATTCTGCTTAACATGTGCCAACAGATTAACCTTAACGCTGTCTCTGTCCGCGGAAAGATAAGTTACTGTTCCGTCCATCAGCTTAACAGGGTACACAACTCTTACCGCCTTATCCGAAACACCGTTCTCCTCCCACTCAGGTTCCGTCACGGTAAGCCCCTTGTGTTTAGGTGGTATGTATTTATCTCCCTCTTTGATTATCCAATATGGATAAACCTGCTTAACGTCCTTGCCAAAGTTAGTTAAAAGCGAATCATATCCGCCGCCTTCAATTCCCATTTCAACCTGTTGCTGCCATATATCCTTGCCTGTCTGCGGGTCGGTGCCTATCTTCACATTCCGCAACTGGAAGTAACATTCTCTCGGATATGCGCTTGCGTTAAGTTTAAGGCTTGCGCAACGCTTAACAATGCCTCTCAAATTGCTTGTATCAAGGCTGCCCATATTAACCTTAGGGTTGCTCTTAACAAGGTTAAAAATGCTTGTCATGGCTTCCATGGCACATTCCTTAGCGTAATCGTCCATATCCATTCCACAGGACTTGTAGTCATCAATGATAAGACCTGTGATTGCATTACTCCACTCACTTAATGATGTGGTAAATGCTTTCTTTTCTGCTACTGCTGTTGTTTCTGCCATTTCCAATCCCTCCTAATTTGCTTTCCCAATTCCATCTATACCGATTATAAACACCTGTGTTGTGTCTAAGTCCTGAATAAGTGCAAGTGTGCTGTCGAAAGTATCATGCTTAGCAATATTGCGGACAATATACTTCTTGTCCTTTAAGGGTCTTTTCACAAGGACGTAGTTGCCTATATATTCTTTCAAGCCTGTCCAATCGGCGTAAGAGCTATACGTTTTAAGTAAGTTTACAACGATAACCGTATCCCCGACCTTAATTTCATTGTCCTCAACAGGCTTATCGCCTTTATCTTCCGTCAAACGCTTGAATGCGAGTTTCGCACCCACACGAAAGTCAAATTCATCTGCCGGATTGCAGTGTGCCTCAGCTCTCTTACCTGTGGACTTGTCAAGAGCTGTAACTATATTGCCATTGCGGTAAATCACAATGGTTTCTGTAGCCAAGCTGAGGCTATTCTCATCTACATACCAGCAATCATTTTCATTACCGTCTCTGTTCAGTACGAAGCCGTTGTGACCGTCGTGCCAGTTCTCGAACCGGATTAAAAAATCAATGTCTTGGCAACCAACTATCGTTCCAGTCATTCCGTAAACTTCTTCACTCTTATCTGTAACCGTTACTCTGTCCCCTATTTTGAATTTTCTCTTTGCCATAATTATCCCTCCACAATCTCTAATTTCTCGCTATCATTGACAATCAGCATAATCAACTGACTATCGACCATTTCAGCAACTTTCTTCTGATTGATGCTGTCAAGGCTCTCACTATCATCTAAGATAATAGGTACTGACATACCACTAATCTTCTGAATAGAGTTACATATATCAACCCTACCAAGAATCCTGTTACCCTTATTACTCATAGTTGTAAGAATTGACTTTCCATCAACTGTCGGTATGCAAACTGACTTGTAACCACCCGACTTGTTCAATTCAAACAACTTCCACTTAACTAATGAGAAATGACTGTTAATACTGTCAGACAATGTTTCATTCTTTGCCTTGTCCAGTTCATCAAGCAAATCAAGGATTTTTTCAGCATTGGTCTTATTCTGTTCCTGTGTACGCTGTTCTGCCCTTAATTCTTCAAGCCGCTGTTCGTCTCTCTCTGTGTTACTTTCAGCTATCTTTCGCTCACATTCTGACAACTGCTGCCTAAGCTCACTTTCCTGTGCCTTTAATTCAGCCTTGACCGCCGATATGTCATTAGCCTTGTGAATAGCCTGTTCCTTTTCGGCTATCTCATTAGCAAGTGCCTTGTATTCTTCTGAATTGGTAATATCAATCTCCTGCGGCAATTCCGTCAACTGCTCTGTAAGAACTTCGATAGCTGTATTCAGCATCCTAAGACTTTCCTCATGCTCCGGCAACTCTGCTTCGAGGTCTGCAAGTGTTTTCTTCTCTTTGCTAAGTCTGTCAGCATAAAGGTTTCCGTTATCCGTGATAGCTTTTAACGTGTCTGCCTTGTGCTTCTTGAAGTCGGCTCTCAACTGCTCTTTTTTGTCCTCGCTGTATTCACTACCGCAGTAAGGGCAGATAAGGCTATTCTCGTCGAACTGGCGGTTATTCTCCTCAGTCCACTTCTTGCGTTCTGCATCGAGATATCCAGTTATACTCTCAATGGTTTTCTTTGACAGCTCAATACAGCTCTCTGTCTCGCCGATAGTCTTTTCTGTCTGCCTAACAAGAAACTTCTTGTCAGTAATCTTGACATCAATCTCTCGCCTAGCCTTAATATTCTCCTCGTTGGCCTTGCGTGATAAATCTCCCTGCTTAAACTTCAAATCAAGGATATCGGCACTAGCCTTATCATATTCAGCTAACAGCTTGTCATTGTCGGTCTGCTTAGCCACACAATTAGCAATCTGCTCTTTAAGGCTATTTCTAAGCAGTTCAAGGTCAGATGTATCTGTATCAGACTTAATCTGAATATCTCTTTCCTTTTCCTTAATCTGTCCGTCAAGGATAGGTAAATCCTTAGTAATCTTAGCCTTAGTCGCCTTATTCATAGCAGATAATTCTTCTGTTGTGTATTTCTCTAAGAGTGGCATTAACTCGGCTAATTCAGCCTTAGAACGTGCTATATCAAGGTCTGTCACATTCTCAACAAGGCTAAATAAGTATTCTCTCATTTCAGCCGGTTTCTGATTAAGAAATGCGTTAATGTTACTGCACATCTTGAATACACTCATATCAATGTCAAGATATGCGTTGAAGTCCTTTAAATTCTTACGAACGTCATTGACAAAGTATGCGTTATCATCCTTGTAACTGCTGCCATCCTTGCTGTAAGTACGCTTCTGCACTTTCTTCATAGTGATTTCTTCTCCGTCAACATCAAGTGTAAGTTCAACGGATACATCCATATCATCAACTGAAACTCCGGCAACTTCTCTTCTGACAACCGGATTATCCTTTAGCTCATAATCGCAGTTAAACAAGCACCACAGATATGCCGTGGCTATTGTTGATTTACCTACGCCATTCTCAGCCATAATCTTTGTTATGTCGTAAAAATCAAAATCCTTACTTGCGTAACACATGAAGTTCTCAACCCTCATGTTCAAAAGCTTAATATTCATTCCTCTTAGTCCTCCTTCTGAACGGCTCCTGTAATCTTGCCGTCCTCAATAATCACTCCCATTTTCTCTGCTTCGCATACAATAGCCAACTCTTTTACCGCTAATGCGTTTAAGTCTGTAATAACCATCACGTTTTACCTCCTTTTAAATTTGTCTATAATTTTCTTCTTGGCTCCGTCTTTACTCATAAGGTACAAGTAAAAATCCGTCTCTTTCTCCAACATCCAGTCATCAGCATTAAGCCTGTGCGACGATACAATAACTTTCTGCTTATACGTCAATTTTTTTGGCTGTTTCACTCTCTTACCCTCACTCTCCATTCTTCCCACACACCGAACATCAAAGCATCAGCGTGGTTATCAAAATATATGTCAATCCTGTTGCCCTTGATTGCACCGCCGCAGTCCTCAGCAACAAATGTTCCGATTCCCTCGATATCTACCAGTGAGCTATAAGGAATAATCGTAGGGTCTACCGCTATGGTAACACCCTCAACGGCATAAGTTCCTGTTGCAGTTATTCGGTCATTCTTCCCACAACACTTCTCACAACCGCAATATGCTGTAAGCGTGAACGTCTGCCATTCGTCCGATGTTTCCTCAATAGGACCATATATCGGCTTCTCTATGTAGTTGGGTGCTATCGGTGAAACATATATGCAAATTGCGCACAAGATACTGCTTAGAATCGACATTACTCCTCCTTGCATTCGATAACTTCGCCATTACGCATTGTGTAGAACGTATCTGCCTTGATAGTGTCTCCATCAACTCTTACCATCTTTGCACCTTTAAGCGTCCATAAATCCCGTGTCCAGTAATTATCTTCATCGCCTTCCCAGTCGGCTAATACAAGATAAGAACCAATAACTCCTTTAGCCTTACCGTGATAGCCCCACGCAACGGCAATACTGTCTTTATCTTCTGCTGAGGAAGCCCCTTTATATCCCGTCGCTGAGGAAGCCCCGCAATTTCCCGTCGCTGAGGAAGCCCCGTAATCTCCCGTCGCTGAGGAAGCCCCTTTATATCCCGTCGCTGAGGAAGCCCCGTAATTTCCCGTCGCTGAGGAAGCCCCGTAATTTCCCGTCGCTGAGGAAGCCCCGCAATTTCCCGTCGCTGAGGAAGCCCCGTAATCTCCCGTCGCTGAGGAAGCCCCTT